AGCTATGGCAAACACTGATATTGGTGAAAGACAATGCATAATTTGCAAACATCCAATAGCTGATGATGAACCCAGTGTACGTTGGAAGACCCAAAGAAAAAGTGGACAGCCCATCATAGACCTGAGTCAGACTTTGAATTTGGAACTGGTGGGCATGGGCATTTTAAACCCAATCCAGGTGGGAGAAGAATAGTGTCATCAAAATCCTATAAAATGTCAAAAGTTAAATGTTCTATTTGTGGCAAGGGGCCAAGAACAGGTAGAGTAGCTGCCAGAGTAGACTGGGGTCCCAAAGACGATGTTAGAATACCAGAGCGAGGTGGTTTAGACTTTAAGCCATTCGCTGATGATCTTACGAAAGAAGATATTAATTTCCACAACGAGCACTGTGGTAGTTCATGTCATAAAGATTGCCCAATAGATAAAATGTTTACTCTTGCTGAAAATAATATTAGCAAGTACAGCCCAGAGCAAATAAAAAAAGTAATTAATACAAAATCTACTGAAGAACCTGAACATTCTGCCCTTTTAACATATGAATTTAATGAGGGAGATTTTGGTGAGCTAGGCCCTGTAGCCAAAGATCTTAGTAAAGATAGATTACTTTACTCTTTACATCATGATATCTCTTATCACCCAGATTTGCCTACACTTTCTCCAAGTAATCCGGTGACTTTTAATAGACCCAGCGATGAAGAGTTAGAGTTCGGTAAATGTCTTACTTGCCCACATATAATTGCTGATGATGAACCCTCTGTAAGATTTTCTAGGCCAAGACAAGCAAATGTACCAGTAATTGGTAAAAATGGATATAGACCCTTTTATATGTTGACAAGTGAGTCATACGATTTAAGAGGCGACGATGTTAAACGTAATAAATTTAATCAGCCAGTATTGGGCATACACCCTTCCTATAGATTTAAAGATGAGGGTAAATTCCAAGAACGATATAATCGTTACCAAGATAGAGTAAAAGAACTCTTCAACAATAGAAATCCCTTTAGTGGTTGGGGTTCACAGTCTAATCGAAAAGCACCCGAGGGAGAATACCCAGAAGTAAGGCATCCACTTGGAAACGAAAGACCTTTTACAGAAAGTTTTCTATCTGATGCAATGTGTATGGGTTGTCACAATAACCATATGTCTTTTTGTCCAGCTGCTCAACCTCGACCAGGAGAGACAAGAGCTGATATAGAAGCTAGTGACTTTACTTTTGGGACAGGCGGTGGAAACCGTTTTAAGCCCAACCCAGGTGGGAGAAGAATAGTGTCATTTAGAGTGTACAAAATATCTAATATCTGGGGTAAATTATTTAATAAAAATAAGAAGACTTTAGGAGACTTCAAAGTAGCTAGGTCTCCTTTGGAGGACTTTAAGGTAGTTAAGACCCATTTAGAAGGCTTTAGAGTTTATTCAGCTGCTGGAGAATACCAAGAGCGTAGACGTAGAGAGCAAGAACGTCTAAAAGTAAATTTTAACAGAAGAAGAATCGTTTTTCCAGGTGATCGTGTACAACCTGAGCAGTCTTCTCCACAAGAACTTAAGTCGATGGAAAGACAAGAAAACAGAGATGTTAATTATCACATCAGCAATTGTGCAAATGATTCTGGCGATAATTGTGTAGATGATTGCCCAATTAAAAGTAGGATTGAACAATTAAAGATTACTCCAGCTATAGATTATGATGCTGAGTATAAGAAAGTTTATGTTCAAAGAAGTAGAGACTATCTCTCAAGTCATGGTATAGTTCCAAATAACGAAAACCACGAAAAGCAACTTAAGATAGATGATAACTACCGTGGTATTTTCAACAGATTAAATCTGGAATACAAGAGTGTTAAGTCTAAGTTTGGAGAAGGCTTTGACCCTGTTGAAAGTTTCCGACACAGAATTAATCAGCAAAGATTAGCTCCTGAAGAATTTGATATCCAAGAGGATATTCCAAGGGACCAAGCTTACCAGCAAAGTATTAACAGAGAAAAAGTTCCTGGATATGTTGACTATACTAATGATAAGAATGCTGAAAACCGTTCTTTCCTAAGACAACGTAACCGTGAAAATTGTGGTTGTGGTTGTGGTGGCGATCAAAAAACTCACTTACGTAATTTTACGGATTGGTGGTGGAAGGAAAACTTCTCCGATTGTGAGTGTGGTTGCCAAGGAGATTATGATGACCACAGAGAGCATTACCTTGCTGGATTAGTTAAGATCCGCAGAAGAAAACCAAAATAAAGCTAAATTAGTAATGTTATTCTTTAAGTATCCCATAACCAGTAAAAAGGAACGGTATGGAAGATAACGCTGCTGAAAATATTATTAAGGTTGTAGCCTTACTAACGGCTATTTTATCTGGGCAGGAAGAAGAAGCTCATTCTGCTGTAGAAGAGAGTGATCCAATGGAGCTATTTAGTGCTCTAGCTGGTTTATTGCTTTCCTCTATGGGTGCTTTAGCTGCCCTACAAGATAAGGATATTACGAGCTACTTACAAAGCTTAGGCCTTGCAGCTGCTCGATCACTTTAATTATGATTTCTGAATTACCCGAAGGTGTAACCCTTAACTCTCCAAGAGATGAATTTGAAGTTGTTCTCCCCTGTGAAACTATTCAACAGTGGATGTGCACTAAGTGTCAAATAACTTTAGAGGCTCAACTTACTGGTGAGGAGGGTAGGTGGCAGGGATTTGTTACCTTGCTAGATGTCAACAGAGTAGTCTGGCAAGATAGATTACCTAAAGTAGAAGAAAAAGCAAAGAAAATTCTCTTAGAAAACTTTGAGAATAGAATAGATAGACATAGGAGGACCCACTAATGATTAAATATAGTCAACCTGGGACCAAAGGGTCAGATACCCTTATTGATAAGCAACCACTTTCTGCTACTGCTGTTCCAAGAGATGATGATGGTGGCATAGACGACAACGATGGGTCTAACAACAACTAGGAGATGGTGTGAAGGACTTAGAGCCAGTAACACACGCATTTATTCCTGATACCCAAGCTAAAGAAGGAGTTCCAACAGACCATTTGGACTGGATTGGTAACTACCTTGTTGAACAATTTCATGATAAACCCTTAAAAATCATCCATGCTGGTGATCATGGAGATATGCCCTCTTTGTCTTCTTATGACAAGGGTAAAAAGGCCATGGAAGGTAGAAGGTATAAAGCTGACATAGAAGCAGCTAAAAAGGCCTGGAGGATATTAAATAGTCCTTTAGACGATTATAAAAAGTTCCAACAAAGGAATCACAAGAAGATTTGGGAACCTGAAAAGTATATTACCTTAGGTAACCACGAGGATAGAATTAATAGAGCCATTGAGTCTGACGCCCAATTAGAGGGTGTCATTTCTATTGATGATTTAAACTATAGAGAATCTGGTTGGACTACTCTCCCATTTAAAGAGGTATTATGGCTAGATGGTGTAGCTTACAGTCACTTTTTCTATAACCCTATGACTGGTACTCCATACACTGGAACAGCTGAAAATAGACTTAAGAACATTGGACACTCATTTACAATGGGTCACCAACAGACTCTTATGCATGCTATTAGATTCGTAGGTGGTAAAGCACAGCATGGATTAGTTGCTGGTGCTTGTTACTTGCATAATGAAGACTATAAGGGGCCTCAAGGGAATGCTCACTGGAGAGGAATCATCATCAAGCATGAAGTAAAAGATGGTGCTTACGATCCCATGTTTGTTTCCCTTAACTACCTTTGCAGAAGATATGAGGGTATGTCTTTAGAGAGATTTATGAGTAAGAAGTACCCTAACCTGTAAAGTTCTAACTATGTCAAGTAAGTAATATGGTTAGAAAAACGTTTAGGTGTAGATTAAACAATCTTGTTACAGAATACAACAGAGATTACGTACTCCAAAATATTATCTTAGGTTTCAAGTCTATGAACCCAGAGATAACAGATGCTAAAGATGGTAGATTTAGTATCACTGTAGATACTGACCAACTGACCCCAACTCAAGTAAGAGATAAGCTTCTTTTTACTAGTTTTGTACAGGCCGTAAGTACGGGTGAGTCTAAAAGAGAAGTTAGAAGAATCCCTAAGTTTACCAGTAAAAACCCCCAAGATCTTCCAGTAGACGTAAAATTAGAAGGCTATAGAGTGCTAGATCCAACTGGAGAATCTGGAGAAGGACAAATGTCCTATACTATTGGAGACCATATGGGTAAGAAGGAAAAGGACCCCATTACTGGTCTTACGGATAGTATTAAGGGTGGAGTAGTTGTTAAAGACCCCCTAGAAGACAAATCTAGGAGTATAGTACAATTACTTGGAGATGGGGCTGCTTTCTCTGGCACTGTAGCTACAAAGACTTCTTGGGTTGTTGAAGCTGACACTGATACCCCAGCTACTTCGTCTAGTCCCTCTGGACCTGGTAATATTTCTCCAGCTTTTGCCGGAGATACAGAGGAAAATGACTTAGGTTCTACTGGGAAAGACCTTACCAGTGATGCTAATAGTCTTACAGGAACTGCTAGTAAAAGAGTTTCTTCTTGGATTTTCCAAGCTGAATCTAATAATTTTAACGCTGAAGAAACAGGTGCTGTTTTTGGAGTTGAAAACGGTGGGTCTGGGCAAACAAGTGGATTAGATACCGTAAACCCTACAAGTACAGAAACAAGCTCTAATGCTGAAGGGACGGAACCCCTTAATAGGGATTCGGGTACCTTTTTCCATGGTGGTTCTAATGGTATGGGGTTTACTACAGAGCAAGATGAGGATGATCCCAGTAAAATAGTTCGGGACCCTACCGCATTAGAAGTACAAACTACCGGAGCTGGACAACCAGCTGGAGTACCTACTGGTGGCAGCTCTTGGAGTACAGCATTTGGTTCTAAAATGTTTGGTTTAGCAGATAATATATACGACAGTGATTACGGAGATGATTTTGACGACTACTAAGTTTACCTACTATGGAGTAGGACAAGCCCCTACTAGATTCCAACCTGGGGATATAATTTTTACTCACCAAACTGGTATTCCTGCTGAGCTGATTAGAGTTGGCCAATTCATCAGATATCATGGGGAAATGAAAAAATTTGCTCATTGGAACCATGTTGCTATGGTAGTAGATAATACCGGTACTATTATTGAAGCCGTAGGACGTGGTGTTTCTTATGGACATATTGATGACTATAAAGATGTTGAGTATGTAATTGTAAGTACTAAGCTCAACAAGCAAAGCAGAGAGCAATCTGTAGCTGCTATGACCTCTTTCCTTAAGGATAAGTACGGTTGGTTAACTATTACCTCTATTACTTTACAGCTCCTTACAGGTATTAAGATTCAATTCTCTTCTAGTAATTCCAAGGTTTGTTCAACTGCTGCAGCTATGGCCCTATGGGCTGGTGGTGTCATCTTTGACAGAGACCCTAATGAAATGATGCCTGCTGACTTAGCTTCAGCTTTCAATGTGGAGATTCCAAATGATTAATTGGAAACAAAGATACGCTATAGCACCACATGCTGACTATGATCGTATGGAGTATAAAACTCCTAGAGAAATAATATCTAACTATGAAGTTAATATGGGTGAACTATCTGACTCTCCTGACCCAGAGAATTTTTGGCAACAAAAGCTAAAAGAATCTAAAGAGTCTGGATTACATGATGACATTAAAAAGAATGGTCTAAGTAAACCTATTGCCGTCATCGAATATAAGGGTGGCGGAGATGGAAATGTTGCTGATAAAGAAATTTTTGAAGGACACCACAGACTTATTAGTTCATTGGAAATAGCTTCAGATAAGCCGATCCCAGTAAAGATCTTAACAGATAATCCATATTTCTATCCACGTTCTACTTATAATAACGGAGACCTCTAATGATTAATTGGAAACAAAGATACGCCGGTTGGAGTGAGCAAGGTTTTTGGAAACCCTTACCCAACGAATTAGATGTAAGACCTTCTTCTATTCACGGAAACGGTCTTTTTGCAAAAGAAGACATTCCAGCTGGTAGAGATTTTGGTGTTACCCATATTAGAGGTGATGGGAGATTTGCTGAAGGAGTTATTCGTACACCTACTGGCGCCTATATCAATCATAACGCCGAAACTCCTAATTGTGAGTTTTATAGACATGGTGAAAATGATATGTTTAGTAGTTTACGTGCAATTAAACCAGTTGGAAAAGACGAAGAATTGACAGTTAAATACATTGCTTACGACCCCACCGCTGCAAGCCCTGGTATCCCCCATGGACCCTTTTTAGATAGATAATCCAAAATGATTAATTGGAAATAAAGATACGCTATAGCACCTCGTTCTGCTTACCATCACATAGAGTATAAAACTCCCCGTGACATAATATCCAATTATGCAGTTAATGAAGGAGAATTCCATGACTCATTATTTGGTAATGGTCCAGGTACACCTTCAAAAGTTGATCCAGAAGAGTGGAATGCATCAGAGGATACTGATTACCGTAGCCCCAATAATCAAAAACTTTTTTGGAACGATAAATTACAAAAAGCCAAAGAGTCTGGGTTATACGATGATCTTAAAAAGAATGGGCTAAAAGAACCTGTTTCCTTACTGCACCTAAAAGATGATTATAAGTCACTCAGTCCATATCACCAAAAAAGCAGCAATAGAGAAATTTTTGAAGGTCATCATAGACTTATAAGCTTATACCATTTAGCTCCTGATACCCCCATCCCAGTAATGATACATCATCGACAACCGTATGCTGATAGAACCAATGCAGATGACTTTATGCAAACAAGTTACTAATCTACTTGATTAGTTAAAATAGTAGGTATAAACTAATAATATGAGAAAAGTCACTATTGAGTTCACATTTAATCCAGCTAATCTTCAAACATCTGAGTTAGCTGAGCAAGAGGTCCATGAAACCTTTACCCAACTTGTTACTTCATTGAGGAACCAAGTTAACAACGTACAAGGTACTATTAAGTTTTCTGAAGTAGAGTAATAATTGCCTCTGTAGTATAATGGATATTACGGCTGTTTTGTAATCAGCGGATACAGGTTCAATTCCTGTCGGGGGCTCTCCTAAAAGAAAGGAAAAGTTATGCAAAACTACTTGCGTAATGTCGTTAGAACCGGTGTTCCGGTCGTTGTTGGTACCGTAGTTGCTTGGTTAGCCAGTAAAGGTTTTAATCTTAAGAGTGGACAGTTTGCTGTTTTAGCTCCTGTACTCTCAACTGGTTACTACGCTGCTATCCGTAAGCTTGAAGAGAAGTATCCAAAGCTTTCCTGGTTACTTGGTGCACTTCCAGTTCCAGCTACAACACCACCAGTAACTAAGTAACTAAGTAATAAGTTTCCTAGCTCAGTCTAGGAGTTGAGAAGGATGCCCTATACCGTAAGGATAGGGAGTCTGTTTGATTAATGCGCAGGAGACCTCTACAAACAGGGTGCTGACTCCTTCTCACCTTGAGGGGTAGTTCAGTGGTAGAACGTCGGGTTTTGGTCCCGAATGTCGAGGGTTCGAATCCTTCCCCCTCAGCTCAGCTTACCGGGTGTGGATCGGTTATCCAACTAGAGCTTATATCTCTGGCCCCGTAGGTTCGACCCCTACCACCCGGACATTTCCATGGTCACAGGTTCAATTCCTGTTCTCCGGACCAATGTAAAGAGGTATAGTATTCAAAGTAAGTGGCGAAGTACTTGTCCAGCGTTGCTATTGCAACAGAATACGGAGCCTATTATGTCATCGTTATTTGATTTTGACTCAACCCAGGACCTTGTCTTTAATGCTAAGACGGCCGGTAAAGCTGTAATTTCAGCCAAACATGAAGTACTTTCTAAAGCAGGAGACTTCATTTTCCTTGCTCACACGGATAAAGAGTTTGCTCTCCGTTGCCAGATGGTTGATGACACCATCAATAGTGCTGCCCGTAGGAAGTTAGCTTCCGTATCCGACAATAAGGGTAAGTTAGTTAGAGCTATTTATGATGAATGGCAGTTACGTCATGCTTCTTGCCAAATTTGCAAACCAGCAACTAGTACAGATAGAGTAACTTCTGCTCCAAAGTTGAGTGACTATTTTTTAGTCTAGAGCCCTCCCTAAAGCTTGCAGTTAATTGGCAATTTGGGCAGGGCAAAGGCGAAAGTGATCCAGACGGACCCGAAGAGGGTGGTTCTAACTACGAAACAGAAGCTGAAACTGGACAAAGATCAGCTGAACCAGCTCGACGTAGAAATAGAAACTATAGAATCAGTACAGATGTACGTGAGTTTAACTCAGGCCAATTTCCAGCATCTTCCTATGATGTCCCCGGAAGAGAAGAAATTAACGTTGGAGACTATGTACGTTTAGCTGGAACCGAAGGTGGGCACTATATTACCCACGGTAGAGTAGCAGCTAAGAACCCAGAGTTTAACCAGTTCCTTATTAACTGGGTGTCTGGACACCCTTCAGATACTAGAGAAAGTAATAGAGACCTTGGACCCAATAAGGGTATCTTATCCAAGTCAGCTTCTATGACTCAGTTCCACTTTGCTGATCCAACACGTCCTAACTTCTATAAAGTTGATGAAGATGAGCTTCCAGAGCACCATAAAATTGCTCTTAGTGATATTGGAGAATTTGCTCCACGTTGTACAAGTGTACACCCAAGATCAGGTGCTTGCCCAAGACCAGCTGCAAAGATTGATGGTAAATTTGGGTTAGAATGTCAACCTTGCTTAGATGGCTACAAAGAACTTCCTGACCCAAGTCAAATGTTCTGGAACTGGGAAAGTGCTAAGGGTGCTACTAGACCCAGTAAGCGTAACGTCTTTGAAAGAGATCAAAAGGGCAGAATCATTAGAAATGAAAGAGGAATGCCAAGACAAAAGACGGTCGAAGAATGGCCTGACCTTGATGCTCAGCTAGCTACAGATAGATTGCAGGCTAAAGGTAAAAGACCATCTAATTGGCGTGCTTTCAACTGGATGACCGGTAGGAAAGAGAAGTTTGCTCCTCTCTCTGATAAGCCACATACCGTTGTACGTCTTAAGGGGACCAAGCCTGGCGAAAAAGCCTATAAGCTTGAGGCTTTTGACTGGGGTCCATATAATGAAGAGCAGTCAAAAGTTGAAAAGTATAACTCAGAGCACCCAGAAGAAGACCTAAGTAGTTTTGAGGGTCGTTGGGACCCATACAAGAATATTGAGCCACTTCCTAAGTCGGAAGAGGGTTGGACTAATGTTGTTTTGGACCAAATTGATTACAGTCAGGTCCAAAAGAAGCATAAGTTTACCTTAGGCGGGCCCCCAAAGAGTAGAAAACCAAGTGTACGTAACTTTACTCAGCCAGGCTCTAGTGGTGGAAATACCGGTAGAGGTAGACCTTCATCGTTTGGTAGAGGTCTTATCCCCAAGGGTAATGCAAAAACCCCAGACGAGAGCCCAGCTTCTGGTGAACAACCACCAAGCATCTTTAACGAAGAAGAAGAGTATCCCAGTGAGTAATCCTGTAGAGGAATATATCCAAGCTACATCTTGGAAAGTTGCTACAGGTTATCCAGATTACATTTGCACTTCCTGTGGAAACGTAACAGACCCAGGTGATATTGAGGGTGGAGATCTAATCGTAGATTCAAAAGATTCTGGTAATTCCTCCTTTAGATGTGAATGTGGTGGGCAACTTGTACGTAGCCACGTATTGACAGCTACTACAAAGAATCCTTATCTCGTTAAGCCTGGAGAGCCCGTAGACCCAGCTCAACAATCTGAACAAATCAATAATTTACCAAGGTCATTCAATAGAACGAGAGTTCCATCTGCAACTGTAGAAGGTACAAGTGAACCAGGTAATATTGATTCTGAATTTCCCTCGTTGAAGCCCAAAACGAAATAGTAAATGTAAGTCTAGTGATATCCTATACCAAGTAATAGATTCCGATTGATAAGGAAAGAAAATGTTTAGATTGAATATAAACCCCAAGAACCTATTTGTACGTACGGCCATGGACGACCTTCCAGCTGGTGCAGATGTTGGTGTTGACTTTGTTGAGCCTGGTAGTCCTATGCCTAAAGACTACATGGATACAAATGGTATCTTTACTCAAGAGTTTGCTGGTATTCAGCAGCAACAAAGAGCCGACCAAGCTAGTCAATATGACCGTGATAACGACAACGTTACTCACCCTGGAAACCCAAACCTTGACCCTAATATGAACCCAGCTCAACAAGTTGGTCCTTATGCTTACTTAGAGCGGGCTGCCAGTCAGTCTAAAGGTTTTCTCAACAAGCAAGCTCGTAAAAACTTTACCCTTGGTGTAGTTGCTTCTTTGGAGAATGACACCTTAGAGGGTGGAAGAGTTACGTACAAGAGCCCAACCAGATTAGCTTCTGGGACAGTAATTGCTGTTGGTGATGCAGAATTTGCTGTTATTTGGGACGACAAAACGGCATCCGTAGAGCGTAAGAGTGACTACGAATTAATGATTAAGGGCTAATGTTCAAAGCTAGAAAGACTAGAATTATTTTTCAACCTGAGGCAGAAGCAGTAAAGGCCCCAGTACTTGAGCTTCCTACAATTGAAGAACCAGAAGTAGTAATTCCTGAAGAAGTTGTAGGTATTAATTCAGCTGCAGTATTATCTAGACAAGGTATCTTTTCCCTAGGTAAGGTTACAGACTACGACGGAAAAGAATATATGTTCTTATGGGACATAAAAGGCAATAGATTAGCTAAGTTAACAGGAGAAAAAGTTTCAGATACAACCTGGAAACTTACTTCTGAATTCCTTTCTAGTCTATTTATTCCATTAGAACCCCCTAAGCTTATAACTCCTCCTCTACCTGCTCCAAAGGTTGAGGAACCTATTATCCAAAAGACAGTAGAAGAAATTAAACAACCAGAACCAGAGCTAGAAGAACCTCCATTAGAAGACTTAGATTTATCAGACGATGATATCTTTGCAAATGCTCAAAGGTTCTTAGAGACAGGTATTAGTCAAGAACAGATGGAGATGCAATGAACTTCGCTGAAGGTAGTGGACCTAGACAAGTTAAAAGGACCTGGCCATTAGGCCAGTTTGTTACTCTTTATGGAGTTGATGGCCACCCATCTAACGTACACCCAGCAACACCTCCATATCCTTCTTTAAAGTCTAATGGGACATTTAACGGTGGAGTCCCAGGTTCTGTTGTTCCTGGTTTAATCTTAGCATCTGGTGTTAATAATAACACAGATGTAGGTTTTGTATGTTCTCCTGGTTCTATGGAAGCTGTTACTGATATCCTTTCTACTGTAGTTACCCTTACAGCTGAATCTGATTGGTCTGGAACAGCTCATGTTACCCTGCAAGGTACTCAAAAGCGTTATATTGGTACTATAGACTATAGCTCAACAAACTGGGTTAATATTGTCTCAGGTACAGTTACTAGTGGAAATGTCCCAGTACGACTTGCTGTAAATGTTGCTTCTGGTACCCTTTACAACGCCTACCGTTTAGTTGCTTCTGGCGGACATGGAATTATTGACTGGGCTATCGCTGGTATGTTTACCGATCTTAGTGCTATGCAAGTTGGTGCTAATGCTACAGATGCTAATGGTCAAATTGGTCAAATGAGTATCCAAAACCCAAGAAGGGTTTCAATCTCCGGTAATACTACTACAGTATCCGGTAGCAATACTCCTTACGAGAATATTAAGTCCAATCACACTTGGATTGGCTAAGGGAAAGGCTATATAATGATCGAAAGACAGCAAAATATTCGTTACAGCATGAAGCAAAAGTTAGCAGCTAACTTTACCATGGGTATGAGTGAGATTAGAAACGGTTTTGATATCATTAAAAACGGTATGGAGAACGTTTGTGAGAATTGTGGTGGCCTTTCACCTCAATCCTGTATTACTTGCTCAGAGGCCAACTAATTTTAAGGGGTATAGTTCCCCCTTTTTTATAAGAGATTTTGTGTCAATCGATTCTACAATAAGTAGGATCAAAGAGAAAGTAAAGGGTTAATGACTAGAGAAGATAAGAGTGCATCAGCCGAGTTTCAGAGAATGAGACGTGAAGGCTTAACACTCCCTAGTAACCCTGTACGTGGTAGATTAGCCACGAAAGAGATCCTTACTAACGTAAGACAAGGATCTATGCTTAATGATGTTGGCCCTATGGCCATGCAGCAAGAATCACGTGGTAGAGAAAAGTTAGAAAAATTTAGCAGTATTCCGGACTTTGGGGTTGCAAATACTCAAAACCGTCGTACTGCTGCAGCAACAGGCTCAGATGCTCAGTGGGCCTGGCCAAAACTTCATGACCCTTTCGAATATTGGAGGGAGAGAACCTGGTGGTTCAACATGGAGGACCCCGATGAGCAAATGAAGAAGATTAGAGACTGGGCACGTCTTCTTTATACTACTCACTACTTAGTCCCCTCACTTATCGATATTTATACTCGGTATCCTCTTCTCGATATTGAGTTTGCTCACCCAGATAAAAGAATTGCACAATTCTACACAGAATTATTCTTTGATGGTCTGGACTACCAAGAGTTTTTGTTTGACCTTGGTAGAGAGCATTGGACAGTTGGTGAAGCATTTGCTATGGGGTCATGGCATGATGGTATTGGTGCCTGGGAAGATGATGAAATCATTAACCCTAACGATGTTATTGTAGCTAAGAATAGAGCTCTTAGAACCTACCAGTACCATATTAAAGTTCCAGATGAGATTAAGAAACTCATCGATACCAGAGAACCTGCCCAAGAGTATGCAATGCTTATGCAACTCTACCCAGATATTGTTGCCTGGGCTAAGCAGGATAAAGAAATTCCTGTTTCTGATGTTATTATGAAGCAGTTAAAGTTTAAGACTAACCCCTGGAGTGAGCATGGTACTCCTATTCTTCTTCGTGCTTTTCGTATGCTTATGCTGGAAGAATCTCTTAATGCTGCTCAGGATGCTATTGCTGACCGCCTGTATTCTCCCCTTATCCTTGCTACTCTTGGTCTTCCTAATGTTGACGAAGATGGTCCTTGGATTCCGGATGCTACTGAACTTCAGTCACTAAGAGATGACCTAAGTATGGCCATTAACTCGGACTTCCGTTTAATGACCTATCACCATGGATTAGATATTAAGAATGCTTTCGGTAGAGAAAGTATGCCAAGACTAGATGCTGACTTTATGCGTGTAGAATCTAAAGTTATGCAGGTCTTTGGTATTGGTGCTGAGTTACTCCAGGGTGGTTCTAGTTCAGCTACTTATGCTTCTGGTGCTCTTAACAGAGAATTGATTACCCAGATGTTAAGTACCTACCAGCATAAGATTGATAGATTCATTAGATCACGTATGGAACCTGTTGCTGAAAGACAGGGTCACTTTGAGTACCGTAAGGTAGGTGGCCAAATGGTTCCTATTATGGAAACGGTTCTCATGGTAGATGATGAAACCGGAGAAGAATACGTAGAAGAACGGCCTAAGTTAGCTATTCCTGAGGTTAGATTCCGGTCTATGAACCTCAGAGATGAAACGGTAGAAAGAGGATTCTTACAGCAATTAGCTGCTAGTGGATTCCCAGTATCCCTTGGTACCCTTGCTATTAATATCCCAATTGACTTTGATGATGAACTCAAGGCCCGTAAGGATGAGAAGATTAAATCAGTTGTTGCTGAGCAGGAGTATAAGAAGGAACTCTTTGATAGATTAATGATTCTTCAGCTTCCTATTCCCCCAGAGTATGTACAGGAATACGAAGCTTATGTTTCTATGCTTCAGGACCCATCTATTGGTGCTGCAATGTCTCCTCAAGCAATGGCCGACCTTTCCTCTATTCCTGCTGCCCCTAATCTTACGGGACCTGCTGCTCAATCCGATGTTAGTGGAGCTGCTGAAGTTTATCCTTCTGGTCCTGTACCAAACCCAAGACAAAGACCAGAGCAATCAGATGAGCAAAAGGGTTCTCAACCTAAGCAAAATCAAGCTAGGGGTAAGACAGGGCCTAAAAAGAAGAAGAAAACCTCTTCGGTTAATGGCAGTCTTTGGGATGAAGATGACAATGATGAGTTCCAGGGTAAAGTTGAGTATGGTAACCGTATGAAGTTTGCCGTACCAATTGAGCAAAAGAAGCGTGTTAGAATGAAGCTTGCTTCTGGTATGAAGATCATCGTAGATGATAGTTATGAGAAGTTTAATGAAGATGAGTTTAGAGAACACTTAGCTTCTGATCTTGGTGCTCAAGTAGTACCAGATCAACATGGAAGTGAAGAAGCTACAGATCCCATGGGTGCTGGTTCACACCATAGTGGTGATGGTGGAATGGACAGCCCTGATATTAGTCAATTTGGGGACATGTAATTAATCTTCCTAATTATAGAAAGAAATTGATATGAGTTACTTACTTGATAATACAGAAGTTAAAATGCTCCCAAAGACAGCATTTACTAATACCTCCTTGACCACTAGCTCCTTTATTGGTTTAGCATCTGGTCTTGAGAGAATTGCCATCATCGAAGAAAAGATTGATGGTCAAATCCGTAACTTCCACAAATTAAATATCAAAAATTCTATCTATATTAAAGAGTAATTATGGTAGCCAGCTTTTTTAATTCGAGTAATAATTTGGCTGGCTATATTGCCAACGTAGGTTTTGCTCTTGCTGCTTTAGCTACAGCTATTAGAATCATCTATAAGATTCTTACTAAGCACCAAGATAAGCAAATTGAAGACATTAAAGAAGAATTAAAGTGTTTACAAGAGAACTCAGAGACTCTAGTAAAAGACCACCAACCCAATGGTGGAAGTAGTAGTAAAGATCAGTGGAATACAATTCAAAAGATGGTAGAAGAGCTTAAAGATGGACAAGATTCCCTCCACCATCAAATTGATAAAGTAAGAGAACGTATAGTAGAGCACGAAGGATATCACCGGGGTCTTAACGCTAGGGAGGAATAACATGGCTAAAATAAGTCATTGGGAGTTCCACCCAGCCGTTAGCAAAACCGGTTCAGATAGAACCATCGGAGAAAAAGCTGCTGACGGTATGCGTCATGGCTTAGGTACTTGGACATTCCTTTTAGGGTTTACTTCATGTATGGCTATTTGGCTCATTACAGGTGGTTTTGGAGTAGACCCATCTCCATTCTTTCGTCTTAACCTTATTTTAAGTATGTTAGCTGGTCTTCAGGGTAGTGTATTACTTATTGCAGCTAAACGTAGTGACCGTATTGCAGCTGAATTAGCTTCTTACCACTTAGAGGTAAGTGAATACACCAGAGAAGTATTAGATCAGCTTGTACATGCTAAGTTTGAACTTGACTTAATCCAAAAAGAACTGCATATTATTAGTGAACACGATAATGTAAAGCCCGAAGAACACTAATAGTAAGTGTCAGATAAATATGTTTAAAAAATTCGGAAGCCCATCATTAAGGTCCCTGGGGTACGGAGCCCCAAGTGAGACCATCCAAATGCATAAGGTGGGCTTTCAGGACTTTAGATTTACTCCTGAAAAAGGTATGGTTTATACCGTATCTAGAGCAATCTCCTCCAGAGTAAATGCTAATTACGACGGTTGGCCAGTACACGAATTAAGAACAGCCTATAAGACATTTATTGGCCGTCCAATGTTCGTAGAGCACAACAACAGTGACCATACTAAAGCTAAAGGTGTTATCCTTGATGTTATTTACAAGGAGACAAAGTTAGCTTCCGGTCTTGTTGATGGTTCCGTTTATGCTTTATCCGAGGTTGATGCAGAAAGCTTTCCAAAATTAGCTAATGCTATTATGGAAGGTAAATTGAATGCTGTTAGTATGGGTGCTGACGTAGATGCAACTATTTGCTCTGGTTGCCACAAAGTAGCCTCTAAGCCTTCAGAATTTTGTGAACATATTCCTAAGTTAAAGGGACAAAGGGTCTCTATTTATAAAGATAGTTCAAGAAAAGAAGTTTTAATTTACGAAAGTTGTGTAAAACCTAACTTTTTTGAACTTAGCTACGTTTTTGATCCCGCCGACGAATCAGCTGGTATTCTTGCTAAAATGAGGACTTGAAATGCCAATTCTTAAAGTCTCTGCAGAGCTTCTAAAGTTTGCAGAAGAGAAAATAAGAATTCCGGCAGATGTTGATACCACACAGGATATGGGCCCATGTCCCCAATGTGGTACAACTTATGATGGACAAGCTTGTGAGAGTTGTGGTTATGTGAGTGAAAAGACTCAGATGGCCGAAGATATTTACATGCAACAAGAAGATCAAAAGAAGGCTTTACAAGAGAAAAATTCTGCAAAGAAACAACAAGAGGATAAGTGCCCCAATTGCACCGTTGGTTGGTGTGAGTCTTGTGGTAGGACTACAACAGCCCCGGAGCTAATGCATCCAAATGATCAGAATAAAGACAACGTTATAGGGCGTAACCCAAAGCTAAAGGTAATCCCCTGGGAAAAGAACAAAAAGAATCCTAATAGGGATACAGGTAAGAATCCAAAGAAATCTTCCGTTGATAGTTTAGGCAAAGACAACTTAGCCGAAGTAGAAGACGATCAGCTTACCGGGGTTGAGAATAACATTATTCACAATCCAGAAGTAGTAGAAGACAAAAGACAACCGACAGGAGCTAGAATGAGTCGATTTGACGATGAGCTTAGAAGAGAGGCAGCTGTACCCGGAGTACAGTATGACCAAACTTCTAACATGAACTTGGATGGACCCTTTGGTCTGTCCTCCCAAGCCCCAACCCCAGAGATGGACATGTGGAAAGATGTTTATCCAGAGCGTTGGTTAGATGTTACAAATCTTGATGCACCCGACATTCAGGGTGGTCCTGGAAGCAATGAGGTACATGCAGAAATGTCTCCTTGGCAACAACAACCCATCGCCGGTCCTCAAGTAGCTGGTACTCCTGCTAGCTTTGAGCAACCTGGTTGGTTACCTTACAATACAGCTAAAAGAGCTTCTGCTGTTTCCTGTGACGCCTGTGGTGACTATGCTGACACCTACAAAGTTGCTGGTTACGGTGAAGTAATCAACCTTTGTGCTCCTTGTGGCGATGAGCAAATTAAGTTTGCTAAGGGTAAGGGTACACCACTTCGTAGTTCAAATTGTACTACAGAAGGCTGCACCAACACTCCAACCCGTAGAGTTGACGGTGCACCCATGTGTACAGATTGCAGAAAGAAAAAGCTTGGTTCTGTAAAGACAGCTGTTCCAGAAAACATTAACGGTTCCCCACTTTCCGGTGGTAAGCCATTCAACATGAACCAAGGTTGGGCCCCTGGAACGTTCCCAGTTGACCGATTTGGTACTGACTACGATGAGCATGGTCGTGAAGTAGAAGTAGACCCAATTGAGCATGCTAAAGCCTTCAAAGAGGCTCACCCAGCTGGTGGTATCTTTGCCCCATATCCAAGTGAAAGAAAGGGTGATGACCAGGGTCAGTACTTTGGAAGAATCACCGGTCACGACTATGACCCATCCAACCTTCCAGCAGGTTATGCTTATCCTCACCAAATTGCTGAAGGTTCGGCTCACCCAGATTCCATCCCATTTGTTGACTCAGACACAGGAGAGAATCTTCCTTCTTCCCCATCTGTAGTCACAACTCAATACAGTGACAGAACAAAGCGTAAGTGGCACGGTATTCAATACCACCACGACGGTGGTGAAGTTGTTACTCCTGAGACTCACGGTCCAGGTAACCACGAATACGCTCAAAACTTTGTAGAGTCTATGGAAGCATTACATGGGCCTACTCCTCCAGAGGCATCTAGTCGTGGACGTGCAAAGGGCATTTCATTTGGTAAGCCTACCCCAGCAGATGGTGCAGGTGGTGCTCGTACACGTCCAAATATTAGAGGATCTGCTGTAGTATACGATGGTGTTGAAGAATCTCTTTACAAAGCCTACGAAGCCTCAAGAAACCTCCGTACAGAGCTTGAAGCTAATGGCGATGGTGACTTTAGTACCTTAAGAGACCGTCTTGCTTCTGTAATTATCAATTACAGCACTAACCTCCGTACGTCTTCTAGGCACGAAATTGAGACAGCAAAGGCCTTAGTTAAGTTTGCTGCTGATCTCGAAGAGTACTTTGACAACTCCCTGGACACCCGTACAGCTAGCAATAGCTTAATCCAACTTGAGGAAAGCCTTTCGAGTATTTCCAAGATTGGTACTAATGGTAACCAAGAGACCAGTCGTACAACGGACGTAAGAGACCTTGACGACCAGGCCGGTATTTTTGACCGTCAGTACGTAATGCAACCTGATGCAATGACTCAGGTTACAGTTCCTAACTTACAGCCTAACCAGCTTCAGTTAGCTGACGTTCCAGACTACTACAACGATGGCGGAGAGACCGGTTATGGTCTTGCTTATAATTACCACCGTGAGCCATGGCCAAATGACCCCACCAACCCTGCTTTGCAAGGTTACATGGGTCTTGAGTACCAAACCCAAGGTACTACTGGTTCCGTAAATGTTGCAGCTGCTGTACAGGCTGCTAAAGAAAGAGTATTAGAGTCGATTGAGTTAGTAGATCGACTTGAGCGTTTGGGTATGGTCAACTCGGAAGACAAGGCCATGCACATTGCAAAGTTTGAGCAAATGTCTGCTGAAAAGCTCGCTGGTTACAAGGAGAACGTAGACATGCTCGAAAAATCTGGGGCCCGTCAACCCCGGGTAGCAAAGGTGGCCTCCGGTAACAATCGGATGCCAGAGATGGGCCGTATGACAACAGCCAGTTCAGTAACACGTCAGGACATCATCGCTGATGACTTCCTGATGACCCTCTAGTAACCCAATATATAAGGAGAAACAAACATGTTACAGCTTAATAGCGTAGCTAACGTTGGGGTACACCGTACGTGCTCCCCATTGTATGAGAAGTATGAGGCCACCCCATACAACACCTTCCTGGACCCAGCCGAGACCTCTAACATTTACAGTGGTTTTATAATGGCCAGAAGTGGTCCTGACACCGTTGCTCTGCTCGGTGGGCCTGTTGTTACCTCGTCTGGTGCTCGTCCATTTGGTCTTTCGGCTCTTGACCGTAATGCCAACATTGACGATGTTACCCAGGTCGGCGTAAATGCTTGGGCCGTATGGCTTGGTGGGCACAATGCCTTCTTTACCCTTACAGCTCCTGCTTTTGACACAACTCAGGCTTATGTTGTTCCTACGGACGGTAGCCGTGCTTACTTGTTCGCCAGTAACACCGTACCTGGTCAGTTGACTTCAGCTATCCAAACCGGTGGTTGGGCAGAAGTTCCAGTTGCTGAGCTCATTGACGTACTTGGGCCAACACAAATTGTTATCCGGTTCGTCGACAACGTTTCCAACGGCAGCTTCTAATTTAGTTCTCAGGAAAGGAACATACTATAATGAGTACAATTACCCCAATGGGCGGAGTTGCAGACCACTTGCAACCACGTACCGCCAAAAAGTCGGACAGTTATGTATCCGACATTATTGAGGCTCGTGACCGTCTCAAAACCGCTACTGGTCGTGTTTCGGCCACCCGTGAGGAGAAGCAACGTCGTTTAGCTTCGATCCTTGCTGACAAGGACAACTATATGGTCCGTCTGGGCCAGGGTATGATTGGTCCTATCCAGCTTAAGCTCCGTTATCAGGGTATGACCCGTAACGTACTGCTTGAGGACCCACTGACCCCTGGTGTTCCTGTTATGTACGATGTCCTGGACGAGTACGGCCAGGCCTACATCCTGTCGGGTAACGAGGGTGAGGTTCGTGTAACCCCATTCGAAGGTAAAAAGGTTCCGGTCCGACTGTTCCGTATTGCCACGTTCCCTCAAATCAAAAAGGAAGACCTCTGGTACCTCAGAGTCAACATCGTAGAGTATGCTCAGGACATGTCCAAGCAGGCTATCATGATGCAGGAAGACGCCCGTCTTATCACGGTGCTCGAGGCTGCTATTAACAACTACGCTGTTGACCCTAACCACACGGTTAGTCCTAACCACGTCATCAACGAGCTTTCGGGTTACATTACCCCAGACTCAATGTACGACCTGGTTGCTCTTATTGAGGTCCACCAGTTGGAGGCCAGCCGCTTGCTGTTCAACCCAATTGACTACCGTGACCTTTACAAGTGGGACATCAACCAGACCGGTTGGGCCTTCAAGGACCGCGTTGTAGCCGGTGAGAGAATCGTTCAGTTCGGTGGCTTCCAAGTCCAGCGTTCGATCGAGGTTCCTCAGGGTACCGTTTACATGACCCCATCGCCTGAGTTCTTAGGTGTATTCCCAGTCATGTACTCCCTAGACGTCGAGGAGAACCACACTCCTGAGAAGTTCCACAAGGGTTGGGTCATGGACGAGCTCGTTTCCGAGATTGTTCTTAACCCAAGAGGCCTTGGTAAGATCGTTAAGAGCTGATCTTAACAATCGTTTTGGTGGAGGCCCCTGGTGTAAAAAGCCAGGGGTTCTCTGCTATTGTAACATGTAATTAATGCATCATAGCAATATAAGTATCAAGAAGTACTCCCTTAACGTGAGGAACAAAATTTGTTCCCTAGAAACTAGGAGACCATCATGGCTAGAACAGTATCAAGAGCAGGCGAAAACGGTGAATCAACTCCGTTAAATGTACCATCATTTGACGGAGAGATTGTAGAACATAAGGCAGACCCAGTAGACCTTTCCGCTGCTAAGGTCTTTGTTCCACCAAGTACCAAAGGGTTACAAGACATCACTCCAGATGCATGGATTGAGAACTTAATGAGTTCCCCAACAAACTTTAGTAGCCCAAAGGGTTTATCATTTAAGCTTAAGCCAAATGGTATTCATGGTTCGATTCAACAGCTTGACGAGAGCTTAAGAAGAGATCCATTTGTTCTTAGAGCTGTTCAAAGAGGAAAGATCAAGTTCCTTTCCGAAGAAGAGGCTTATGAAAGAATTAATGAACTTGAAGACGAAAAGAACGAGACGGGAAGTCACCTTGACCACCTGATGGAATCATTAGGTGTAGACGCTTCTAGTAACAATGGTATGTACAAGCCAGGTGTCCCTGAAGAGGGAGAACCAAATGGTCCAAGTCAAACCCCCCAACAAATTTGGGCTCAATCACAAAATAAGCCAGAGAGCCCCAAGAATTTCCGAGCCCACGTGGGTCAGGGAGAAACAGAATTCATCCTCTAAACTAAAGGAGAAAGAAGTTGAGCGAGGAAACAGCTAACGCTGAAACCGAAAATGTAGTAGAGCCAGAGGCCCCAGTAGAGGCTGTTTCTGAGCTCCCTTCTAAGAAGACTAAGGCTGCCAAGGCCGAAGCCCCAGCCCCAGCTCCAGTAGAAGAAGTTGCTGTTGCTGCAGAGCCTGTTGGTATTGTTACACCTAATACCGCCATTGAGAACCTTACGTATGCTAATACGAACTTCTTTTACCCATTCTTAAGACAAGTTTATAACCCAATTGGCTTTAACCCCAATCCCCCGGGTGGTCCTTGGGCAGCCGTCAATAACGGTGGGCTTGTTTTCCAAAATGGTCAGTACAACACCACACAGAGAGGTTTCTAATAATGGTTAGTGTTAATTACGAACAGACAGCCAAGCAGGTTGTAAGAGGAAATACCAGACCAGGTGCTAACTCTTATTGGACCAACGTTGACAAAGTTGTAAACGCTGGTTATACAAGCTGGAGCCTTTACAGACTGGTTGTCAACTCCATCGATGTTAACCACATTAACATTGAGTCTGACTGGAATAGTATAGTTGTAGATTCTGATGCTATCCAAACTGGTGCTACTGTAAAGACATTGCAAAATGCTATGCTTGCAGCTTTACCAACGGGTGTTTATGCTGAAGTAGTTGGAAGCCCTTCTTCTTACCTTGAGCACACTTCAACGGACATTATCTTTACAACTGACGCCCCCAACATTGATACCTACCCTTGGTACGTATCGTCATGTGTTAATGGTGCTCCAGATGTAGTTAATGGTGACACCCTTACGTTCTCAGGTTATGGTTATGTTAATGGTGCTCCTAAGGTTGGTGACTTTATTTCGTCTGCTACCTTTAACCAGACGTTCTTTGAGCCTAACCTTCCCAAAGTAGTTTCGGTTACTAGTGGTACCAACTTAGTTGTTACCATCACCAGTGGTTTTGGTGGTAATTTTGCTGTAGGTTCTGGAACGTTCTTTAGTGGTGCTGCTCTTGTTAACGTTAACTTGGCTGAAATCAGTGAATCAACTCCTTACCCTAACTACGTTGGTAGTCCTTATGCAAAACCAACTTGGGTTGATGATGCTACAGTTCACGCCTACCAAGTAATTGGTGGTCCTGGTGGTTCGATTGAGACCCCACTTGTAAACCAATATCAAGTCCGTCAGATTGGTACTAACGTACAGGAGACTCAGATCCAAGATGGTTACTTTGCTCAATACCAAAGTAACTTGGACCAAACTAAGCAAAGAAACACTAAGAATCAGCAGTGCTAGTAAATGGACGAGGTTGCTTCCAGTAGGAAAATAACCGTCCATGCTGTAATTGTTAGAGAAGACGGTTCAAGAGAGTACTTAGGTAATCTCTTGGACCCTTCTCCATCTAAGGAAGAGTATGACAGGCCTAATAACGACTAATGGAAATTTCATCAATGCAGAGTTATCGGCTTATGCTGTGCCCACTTACCTTGGAGTAGGATGTGGGAGTGGAACAACTTCTGTAACTGATGTAGCCCTCTTTAATGAAGTAGAAGCTAATGGTTACTCTAGACCACAATTTAATGTAAACGCCTCTGGGTCAACTGCCTATTTTACAGCTACATTTACTTCACCTGGTAGTTATGATATGACTAATATTGGGTTAATCTATTTTGATGCAAATACACAAACCCAAGGGTATTTAACTAGTGAAATTTCTAGTACTAGTCAAAGTTATATAGAAGTTTCTGGTTCTCCATACTTTACAACTGGAGACAACATACAGGTAGTAACAGAAGTAATGACTATAGCTAGTGGAGATCAATATGGTCTTTATGTACTAAGAGGGCAAAATGGATCGTTACCATTAGCTCAATGTGCAGCTAACACAGCTGTAACTCAAGCAGAACCAGGATTATTTGCTAAAGTTGATTTCCCCGAAGTTCCAATTGCTCTTAATGATATGATCGAGTTTACTATAGAGGTAGAGTACCAATAATGTCAAGAACCCCTTATTCACTTAATTCTTATGTTGGTGGAGCTAATAATGGTTTCCTGACAACTATTATATCTAGCCTATCAGAAAATTTCTACATTTTAGGTAATCATACTTGGAATGGTTTAGGTTCTACAGCTGGTTTTTGGGCAGCTTTAGATTACGGTAATCCAGAAGAAGAAAAGATTTATATTCCTCAGGGTGATTATGATTGGGCAAGTGGTGCTGTATATGTTACTGGGGTTACGAGAGGTGCTGATGGAACGACAGCTAGAAGCCATACAGCAAATGCTATAGTTGTCCCTGTACTTACAGCCACAGATTTAGCTGAAGCAAATACGGTAGTCAATCAAACTATTGGCAGTGTTACAACTAGTGGAACGGTATTATCAACGGATGGGACTAACTTACTTTGGGCCAACCCAAGTGAGGGAATAGTTGTATCAGTTGTAGCTGGTTCAGGTATTGTCGTAAATAGTACAGATCCAGCAAACCCAATAGTATCAGCTGGTAGTATTGTAGTAAGTACTCCAGAGGTAGTATCAACTACTATAGTATCTGGGTGGGGAGAAAATGGTGGAGTACCCATTACCCTATCTACGGTACCAGCTTCTGGTAACCTCTTAGTATCTATCTTATCAATTGCTGGTCAAGGTGGTGGTGGTGTTCCAACAATTAATTGGGCTCCAGCTAGTGGAAGTACTTTAATTTCTCAAGTATCTGGTCCCAATGCTAATAATAATCCTAACTATATCGGTTATTCATACACCCCTGTTACTAGTGGCACAGCATCGTTTGACCCAGGTACAGTTAATGTCGCAGTATCATCTGGGCAGCAAAATGGTTCTAACTTAATTGTATACGAGATTACTAACGTCGATACTAACGACCCAGTAGATACGTATACTTTTGAGACTAATAATACTGGATACCCCACGTCTGGTTTTACTACAGCCCCATTAACACCTACACTAGTAAATGAGTTGCTTATTGGTACGGGTTCTTTTCTCGGTAACGGGGGAACAATAGTAGTTGGCTCTGGGGCTGACCCAACACCAATTGGATTAGACACCGTTGTTCACGGGCTCAATGGTAGTGGTTCTTACTACATAACAGCAACTGGTACAGTTTCTGTACACGTAGAAGTAACAGATACTCCACCTTATAATCCAGAAAATGCTGGTGCTGCTGAAGCTGCTGTCCTCTTTAAAGGAACCCAGCAGTTTGTCCCAGGTGGAGCACAGGGTCCACAAGGTGTCCCAGGTAATGGTTACACAGCTACATCTAATACATCTATTACGATGTCGTATGACCCACAAACGTTTGTCATTAACGAAACTAATATTGCTTACCAACCAAGTGACTATGTTTACGTAAGTTGGACAGGTGACCCTTATAATGTTTACTTTGGTGGATATATTACAGACGTATCTTCTGGTACTATTACAATAGCTCCAAATTACTATTACGATGGAGATTCATCTGATCCCTACAGCTCATGGAGCTTTTCTTTTGGTGGTGGTGGAGTACAAGGTGCACAAGGTTTTCAAGGTCCACAGGGAGCACAAGGGTCAACTGGACCAGGAGTTGTAGGGGATTCAAGATTAAATCTTGCGATGTTGACTCCAAATACTCCCTTACCCCAAGGGACTTGGATTATAGTCGGGCAAGATACAGCACATTGGACCTTACAAAATGATAATTCATCAGCTGGAAGTGATATTTCACTCAATGCAGATGGTAAAACTATTAATATCAACACAACTGGAACCTATATGGTGCGTTTAGCGTTCCAATACACTTCATACCATGGGTCTAGCCAGGTAAGATTTGCTACTGGTGCATCAGCTGTAGGTGGAAACTTCCCAGGTTGGTTGTCTGGAGACCCAGACCCACTTACTATTGCAGTTGCTCAAGATATCAACGGTGACTACATTGGTGATTACATTTGGCGAATTGCTGCAGGTGGGTCGTTTACTATCGCACTTGGTACATGGGGGAACACTTCAAACGAATCTCTTGATGGTGTAGAGATGGATATTGTGAGAATAGCATGAAACAAATTAGTTCACTATTCTTTAATGGTGGAGCTTTTTATCCACCAACACCAGTTACTCTTTCTGGTATGCAGTTTAATGTTACCGCTACAGCTCAAGTTTCAGAAATTGCACAACCCACCTATACTACCCACGGTCAAGAAGTTGTAAGTGACCCCACAGAATGGGTAGAACCCACCTAATCCCTTAAACGAGACCCCAGTACAATTAGTTCTCTTTAAAGTATCTATAGTATTGGGTATAATTTATCCCCATAAGTTAGTAACTTAGGAGATACAATTCGTTAATGTACTAGAAGCTGTAAGACATATTATAAGTTGAAGGGTTATTAAGGAGATTATAATGGCAACAGCTATAGATGGACGTCCAGCAGCGGTAGAGTGGGCTAAGTGGTTTGTTACTGATAACAAAACTAGCCACCACAAGTATAATTATACTGAGGGTGCTCAGCGAATGCAAGAAGAAAACATTTGGCCTTTAACCTGGCCATTTGAGGCAGATTGCTCTGCTTTTGTAACTGATTGCTATGCTCTTGCTGGTATGCATGACCCCAATGGTCAACGTTATAACCACACAGGGTATACTGGAACCTTACTTGCAACTGGTAAGCACATTGACATTGCTCAGGTTAAGCCTGGAGATGTTGTTATCTATGGTGCTGGTACTGGCGATCATGCTGCTATTATTGTAGAGGTACACGGTAAAGATATCCTTACGGTAAGTCATGGTCAACAAGGTGACCCTAGCTTTGTATGGGTTAATCATCCAATTGCTGTGCCTACTCGTGGTTATGGCTATGATGGTAGACAACCACAAACGTTCCTTACTTTTGACCCAACAGTTGTAAGAACTCAACATCACCCCACCGAGATTAAGTAGGACCTAAATTGGTTCAGCGTTTACGAGCTAACTTTTTAACTGGTACTTTGGGTACAGGTGGGCTATTGGCAAATAGTACTACTATCCATTTTACTGGGTCAGGTTTAGGTAATATTACAGTTACTACTGGTACTAATTATTTGCCACTTGTTATTAACCCAAACCAAAGTACAACAGCTAGTGGTAATGTTTCAGAAATTGTTTATGTTACTAGCTATACAGCTAATGCTACAACAGCAACAGTAATTAGAGGCCAAGAAGGTACATCTGGGTTTACTGCTTCAGGTTGGGCTAGTGGAACTACTTGGTCCCATGGTGCATTAGCTTCAGATTTTGGCTTTGTTAATCAAATTAACAATGGTGACTTTCCAGCTCCAACAGTTTCTGGCCAGTTTTTTACTTCTACTTCGACTACAAGTGGCCAATGGTCTAATCTTACTGTAGATACATCAGAGATTAATGCTGGTCCGTTACCATCCGGGATAACCATTAGTGGTGCAGCTGTTTATGGTGACCTTACAGCCAATGCTACTATTTCTGGGTCAGCTGTTTATGGACCCTTATCTAATGCTACTATTTCTGGTAGTAGAGTATCTGGTGTTGTAGCTAATGCTACTAATGCTACTAACGCTACCAATGCCACTAATGCCACTAATTTAACTGGAACATTAGCTGCTGCCCAAGTTTCTGGATACTTATCGTCAAGTACTATTAGTGGAAGCCAAGTTAAAAGCCCAGTAGCCTTAGCTAGTGGATTGACTTCTACCGCTACTATTTTGGGTAGTCAAGTTAGTACAGCAGTTGCAAGTGCTAATACAGCATCAGCATTATCTGGTAATATTAACACTACTCAGATTAATCCTGGTACACTTCCAAGTAATGTATTAGTAAATGCTGTAACTGTAACAGGAAATATAGCTAATGCTACTATCAGTGGTACTAACGTTTATGGTTACCTTGCAAATGCAACTATTAGTGGATCCCAAGTTACTGGAATAGTAACAACTAACGTAGTAGCTAGCAGTGTACAACCTGGAACCTTCCAAAGTGGTGTATATATTCCTGGTGCTCAGGTAACGGGTACAGTTGCAAATGCTACTACATCTGTAAGTGCTAATACTTCTTTGGCATTAACTGGAACTATTTCTGGTAGCCAAGTTACTGGTTATTCTCCAGTAACTATTTCTGGTTCCCAGGTATTGAGTATAGTTGCAAGTGCTAATACCTCCTTAGCTCTAACTGGACAAATTGTCCCAACCCAAATTAATCCTGGGACCTTGCCTAGTAATGTCATAGTACCAGCTGTAACAGTTACGGGTTATCTTGCTAATGCTACAATTTCAGGTAGTAAAGTTGGTGGAACGGTCCCAAGTGCTACTACGTTAGCTTCCCCAATTAGTCCATCAGCAGCTGTAACAGCTGGTTCAGATGGACAGGTACTTACAACTAGTGGTACAAGTGTAGTATGGGCTAGTCCCCAAGTTAATGGCTGGTCAAATAATGCTACAGGAAGTGCCTCTGGAGTAAACTTTACTACTACTGTTCCAACTCCAAGTTATAGTCCAACTGTTTGTGCATCTACTACAGTTAGTGGTTTTACTAAGTATCTCATTTCTATAAGTGCTTATATGGGTAATAATAGTGGAGCTGCAGCCATCAATCCTTGGCTTGGTTATGGGACTTCTGGATCTGCCTTTATTGACCGTAAAGAAGTATTTACTATACAACTCGGTAGTTACTTATCGCCAACTGTTAACTTTATAGCATCTTTTGCTAATACAAATAGTAATACGTTACTTGTATTAGCTGCAAACAACTCTGGTACAAACTTACAAGTATATGGAAGTACTATTTCTGTTATTGGATTAAGCTAATGAGGGTAAGACCCATTCCACAATATTCCGTGGAGCCCATTGGGCTTATGATCTATGTTCAAGGTGCACTTACAGATGCTGATGACAATTCGGTGACCCTAGAAGTTATTAATACTGATAATAACGTCGTACTGGTTCCAAGTGGGACAGCAGCTACTCGTGAAAGTACAGGAACTTATACCTATAGTCTCAGCTCTACAGAGACAACTATATTAGGTAACTATAAAGCCAATTGGTCCTATACTACTAGTGGGAATGCAAGGTTTTACTCAGACTCCTTTACTATTACAGAAGCAATGCCTTATTGGCAAATGTTAACAGCAGATGAAAAGCAATTAGTTGCTGGAATTGTACATAGATTAGATAAAAGTTTTGACTCCTCTTCTGGTGGTCCATACTTGCAGGAGCTTAGTCAATCTGGTTTTAATATGTACGAAGATGTTGCATTCCTTATGTCAACAGAAGCTTTAGACTATATTAACTATGAGTTTCAGCCCGTATTCCGTCCAGCTTATGATATGGGTTCTAATGCAATGGTTCCGTTTCCTTCTACCTGGTGGGGTGTATTAGCTACTCAAACCTATGCTCACTTCATTAAGCATATTGCTAGAAACTATATTGAGCAACCTACTCCAGAAGGTATGAATGCTGCCTGGATGAATAGAAGAGATTACTATAATCGCTGGATGGATCTCTATAACATAGAGAAAGAAATTGCTGACAAACAGCTCCGTCAGATGAAGCGTGCATACATGGTTGGTTCTAAGAGAAGTCTTTTGGTTGCTGGTGGTCTTATTCCAAGAATGTTTATCAACCCAGCACGTCCTCACTTTATGTATGCTGCTGTAAATATGGGTGGTATGTAGTGGATTGGAATCAACGTTACGCTAACGAATCTGATGAAGATTTTAAAGATTTTACAAATAAGTTTAAGTTTTGGACAGCTAATCATTATTTGACTAGAGCCAATGAAATGATGGGACTCCACGATGATATGATGGATTTCCACGGAAAGTTAGCCTATGATACTACTGGGGGCCATCCAATAACTAGACAGCAACAAGTGGGTGCTGAAAAACGGGGCATTGACCCAATTACTTCCCCTTCTCATGCTCTTGCTGCTCACTTACATTCAGCAGCTTTTGATGCTTGGTCAAATCTACAGGGACATATGGGTATACTTGCTGATGATGAACATCAATCATTACATGAAGATCAATGTGAAGCTCTTAGAGAGCATGCTGAACACCTTTCTTCACTTGCCAACTCTGTCTCAGAACAGTTTAGACACGAGGATAACTAGTGTCAATTCAGCCATCTTATGGACCAATAGAGGAACCTACTCCACCTCTACAGACTATTCCATTTCAGGTTGAGTCCTCTCTCTATGTCCGTAAGCAAACAGAAAATTGGGCTGAGATTGATCAGCAAAGATTCCATGATGAAGCCTTACAATGGTTTGGTGAGCAGTGTATTGTAAGGTTACTTTGGAGAGCTGAAGATGCAAAAGCTGGTCTAGTTACTTATTGCCAGGAATGTCAAGACTCCCCAGACCCTTCTAATCCTAATGCTAATATAAGGTCTAGAGTTTCTGCAGTATATAAGCAGACTGGTAACTCTTATTGTCAAACTTGCTATGGTACTACATTTACAGGTGGTTTTCAACCTGTAGCTTACCACCTCTATATGTTGGCTTCTGATACTGCAGATACGAGAAAGAATTTAGAAACTGGACAGTTTTGGCAACAGAATCCCCAAGTACAATTTTCTTGGTTTCCCCAATTGAGACAGGGTGATTTAGTTGTAAGAATTGAACAATGGGATGGAGATACTCCAGTACTTTCTTCAACTAGATTCCAAGTATCAAATGTTAGTCCCGTTACTGTAAGAACTGGTCCAAGCAACTCAGCTATAAAACCCTATAGAACTGGAAATCAACCATTTCCTACGAACTCTAAGATAGTAAATCAAACTTGCACCTTAGAGAACCTTTGGCCAGAACATCCATACTACCAGGTACCCTACGTATGAAAATTCCTGCAGATATAACAGCTAGAATTTCCCAAAGAGCTTCTGAAATAGCTAAGGTATTGGCTCCAAGGAAAACTGGTAAAGGTGCAAATGCTTTACGCCCTGCAAGTGCCGAAGGACAAGTGGGTATTGAGATTCCACCTGAAGTTCAATACATGCGTTACCAAAACGATGGTGTAGAATCTAGATTACAGACAGAATTAGCTGGAAGAACTATTCCTATTAGACTTTCTAGTGGTAGTGTAATCTTTAGAAGAGCAACTAGCAGCAATATTGGTAGGGTAAGATTAGTATCTAGAGATGAGCATGGTGATCTTATTAGTACTAAGACTACCTGGGAGCATCCAGGTATTGAAGGTAAACACTTTGCTGAAAAAGCTTTGAGACAAGCTACATCAGAATGGGTTCAAACATTAACAGGCCAAGAAGTTTTGAGAATGCTTGAAGAGTCTGCTGTCAGAGATATCATGATGATCTTAGAGGGGAGGGGTTAATGTTTATTACAGGTGTAAAAACGTCTATAGTAGAAGCACTAAATGCTGGGTTTGATGCTCTTGGAGAACGTACTTCCAATACGACCTTGGAACTAACCCCTAATAGTGTTACGATTGAATATCCTCTCGAAGAAGTTGCCTGGCCTGCTGTCTTTGTTCAATTTAGACCTAGTAAGAGTCAGTGGACAGGATTAGGCCCGGATCAACTAACAACAATCTCTGGTGTAGGAATTAATAGTACAAGACAACTTTATTTTGAAGGTTCTTTAGATTTGCAAATTTTAGCTATGCACTCTGAAGAAAGAGATAGGTTATGGGACTCCCTAGTCAATCTTATTACTATGGACCCAGGGTCCCCAGGTTCTTACGCTTTCTATAATAGCATCAACCAAAATAACTTGATAGCATTAACATTATTACCCGGAACAGTAACGTCTTTAGGAGACACAGTATCACCAGGGACTCCATTTAGTCCAGAAGAGCTAACCTATGAGGCTGGAATTAGAATTAACTGCATAGGTGAAACCTTTGAGACTAAGTACGATCAACTGTTCCAGCCCATTAGTGAAGTTACGGTATCCGGTACAGCTGAGATCACCGTTTATCCGAACTAATACATTACAAATCCCAACATTGTAATTTTAAGCATACCTAATATAAAGTACTGTAAGGAGAACTTATGCCTATTTCTAATTATGTTAACCCAGGTGTCTACGTAACTCAAGGCCCTGCTGTAAACGTTGCCACTAACCCCAATAACCCATTGAACGTTTGCTTCCTAGGTTATGCACCTAATGGGGTTCCTCAATCATCTGCTGCTGATGTTTACCAAGTTACATCAACAAGTGGTGTACAGACCTTTGCTCTTAGTGCAAGTGGTTTTGTTTCTAGCACACTTAACGTAACTAATAACGTAACTGGAACCGTTTTGGTATCTGGTGTAGATTATGGTTCAATTGTTACCAGTGGTGGAGTAACTCAATTTTCTACAATTAGTGGTGCCAATACTACTCAAGGGACGTGGTTAAGAGCTACCTACTCCGGTACAGCAGCCGTAACTGGTACTGTTTATACTTTTAAGAGCTTTAACGATGTACAGACATTGTTTGGATCAGCTTTTACATATGATCAGACCGGGACTGCTACCGTTAATTCTCCTAATACTTTAGCTGCTTACTTAGCTTTCCAAAATGGTGCTACTACAGTTAGTTGTGTTAACATTTCTGGTTCTACTGGTTCTAATTCAGAGTTCTTAGCTGCTGTACAGTCTTTGCAGTTTGTAGACGGAATTGACGTAATTGTCCCCCTTAAGTATGACACAGGTTACAACACAGGAAGTACGGGTAGTTTATTCGAAGGTGTTAGCAACTTTGTAAGTGCTCAAGCTAACAATGGTGTTTACCAAAGAGCATTTATTGGAATGGACAGCACCGTTGGTGGTAACCTCTTTAGTGTTTGCAGTAAGATTACTTCAGACCCATCAGTAATTAACCAAAGAGTTACTTTAGTTGCTCCTAATGTTCTTACCTTTAACCCAGGGTTAAATACAGCAACTGGTGTCAATACGGGTACCGTAAGCATCGATGGTATTTACCTTGCAGCTGCTGTTGCTGGTTTATTTGCTGGACAACCTACAGTTGCTACACCTATTACTAATAAAGTTGTAACTGGATTTGCTGGAATTCCTAACCAAATTTCAACTGCTCAATCTAATACACTACAGTCGTATGGTGTAACCGTTGCTAGACAAAATAAGAACGGTCAGATTGTTATTAGACATGGTTTAACGACAGATACTAGTAACTGGTTGACCCAGGAAATTTCTATTAATGCTATTGGTGATAGACTTGCTAATATCGTAGAAAATTCTGTAACTAATAGCGGTGTAATTGGTTCACCAATGACTAACACAACTATAGTTAGTCTACTGGGTATTATAGAGAAGTCAATTTTGAATGCAAAGAATCAAGGTTTAATTCAAGCATATCAAAACTTAAGTTACACTATTGACCAAAATAATCCAACGGCTGTAGATGTCACCTTCCAGTACTCACCAACTTATCCCTTGAATTACGTCAATATTGTATTCAATATTAACGCTGCTACTGGCCAAATTACAGCCATTTAATAGGAGAATAACATGGTTCAATCAAAATTTCGTGTAGGTGGTGGCTATACACTGCTTACTTACAAGAGCACACCATTAAGCTACATTGATATTATTCAGGAAACGGGGCCTCAACCTGTTGCTGCCCCACAAGCTATTCAGCCAATTGATGCTCCGTATCCAATTGAAATTGCCTTTCCAGCTGCTATCCAAGCTGGTACACTTTCTATAACATTTAGAGAGCAATGGAACTGGGAAGTATGGAGCCAACTTTTTGGTCAAGATGCTTCATTAGATTCTAGTAGTACAAAATCTACATCTGGTTCTGGTCCCCAAGATCTTTTAGAAGTTTTTAAGGCACAGTTGCAAGCTAGTAGTTTAGACATTGTTAAAGTTATTACAGACCCTAAGGGTAATCAGAGAGTTGCTACTTATAGTGGACTTGTAATTGTCAACGTTGCCATTGATGAAACAATCAACATTGGAACAATGACGTTACCAAAGCAGATTCAATTTATGTATACCCAGAGAACAGAGAAGTATTACACGGTTGGAAGTACAGGAACCACAGTTTCTGGGAATACTTACGCCACTTTTAGTTAAAGATTTGCAATAAGAAAGGAATTATCCAAATGCCTGCACGTTCAGTCACAGTTCAGCTTCAACCAGGGGTTGGCCAAGCCATTCTCCCAGACCACAGAGCTATGGTCCCTGGAAAGCAATATGTAATTGACTGGGACACCTTTGAGAAAATCTCTAATGGTGCTCGTCAAAATGTCATTAAGGTTGTATCGGTTCAAACCGATGCTACCACAACCGAAGCTTATGTAGCTCAAACAGACAACGGCAACGTTAACTTCCAAGACATCCTTGGTATGGAGTGGAGTACATTTGCTGATGCTAATTTCCAACTTGCTGGTTTTGCTGCCCAAGGTAGTGCCGGTACAAGCTTAGTTGGCCTTATGGACGACAAGTACTTTGTTGGTGGTGCTCCTATTGGCCTTAAGGCTTTAACAGGTCCAGATGGTGCCCGTTACCTTCTTGTACAAGCTACTAATAGCATTGAGCAAGGTGATGTTTGCATTTGGGTAGACCCCACTAGAGCCGAAGTTAACAGCTATCTTAATAGTAACGACAATAGTCACTACCAAATTCGGGTAGATGGCCAAGGTACAGAGTACCAAGTTCCATCTTTCCGTAATACGTCGCCCTATGGTATCAATCAGTACGCTATTAGTCGTGGTGGTTTTGCTGGGGTTGCCGTACGTACCTTTAACAACATTGGTTGGATTCAAGTAGAAGGTATCGCCCCACAGGTAAAAGTTGCCAGCAGTGTTGTAGCTGGTGCTACTCTTGCTGCTACTCCAGTTGGTACACAAGGTGAAGCTAGTTATCAACCACATACCCCTACCGTCGTAGATGGTAGTGGTGTAGTAACTGGTTCTGCTCTTGCTAACAAAGTATTTGGTACAGCTCTTACAGATGCTGTTGAAGTTGGTACCACAGGTGTTTACTTTGCCCAAGCTGAAATCCGCTCACAAAAGGTTAAGAAGCCTTACAGCAGATTCCTCAATAAGAACTAGTTTTTAAGCAGTAACAAAGGTAGATAGATCATCTATCCTTGACCTAAGGAGATATGTTGGAAACCCAACTTAGTGAAGAAAACTTACTTACCTTTCCAGAAGAGTGGAAAGATAAGTTTGAAGGTTTATTATACCTAGGGTACTTGAAAAAAGAAGTTAATTCAATCCCTTTCCACAAGTTTGTTATCAAAACACTTACTGTTAATGAAAAGCTAGAAATTAGCCTTTTAACTAAACCATACGAAGATACAGTTGGATACGGTAGAGCCTATAGAGCTGCTGTTGTAGCTGCTGCATTGGAATCCGTAGATGGAAGAAGATTAGTTCCAGCCTCTAAGGGTTCTAACGTACTCCAACAAAAGTATGACTACGTAGTTAATGGTTGGTATGATTTCGTTATTGATATCCTTTACGTAGAAGTTGACCAATTAGAGGGCCAAGTATTAAGTGTACTGCAAGAACTAGGGATCTTCCAAGCACCTGGCCCAACTCCTATTTTCGAAGATGAAGTAGAGAGTGAAAACGATAACCCAAAAGATGGGAAGTAGATCCCTACATCCTCCATCATATTAGGTTAGCCTACAACAAGGGTGTACTTACTAATAATAATCTCAATACAATACAGCAAAATTTTCTTATCTTATTTTTACACTTAGAGCAAAAGCGTGAAATTGAGTCACTGGATGAAAAGTTCCAGCAAGATCTCTTAATTCACCGTCCTGAGCTTTACAAGGCTTATCAGGATAAGAGAGAAGAACTTAACTCTTACAGCGTTGACGAAATTGTCTGGGTCAACCCAGAAAGCATGGAAGAAGCAGAAGAAGTCTTCCGGGACTTTGCTGAACTCTCTAAGAAGATGGGTTACGGTCTAGACAACAAAGAAGAAGCCCAAGAGTTACAAATAATTTCAACTAACTCCCTAGAGCAACATGGAATTGATATAGACTTATTAGGGGATGAAGATGGATTATAACGATAATATCTTAGGACCAGGTCCAGGGGCTATTATCCTCCCCATGGAGTTTAGAACTAACTTGGATAGAAGTATCCAAGAAATGACTACCTTCCTAAGCCTTTATCAACAAACAGTAAGTACCCAAAAAGCTTTTGAAGAGTCCATTGAGACTACCCAAGAAAAGTTTGGAAAGTTGCTGTCTGATCAGCAAACATCCTTGGGTGAAAGAAGAGAAGCTCTACAAATTGAGCTACAAATTCGTGATGCTGTTGATAATCAGCTTCGTACTACACAGCAGTTAAAGTCTGCTTTTAGTGAGTTAAATACTAGTATTGGCCAAATTAGTAATGCACTTGGTGGTAACCTTAGTGGAGTTAACTTAGGTAACTTACTTCATGGTGGTAGTGGAGGGCCAGCTGGTATATCAGCTTCGAGTACACAAGACTTAGAACAGTTAATAGGTCAGTTAGCTTCTGCTATTCATCAAAATACCCAAGCTGTACAAACATCTGCTGGTCTTTCGACGGCTACAGGTGGCGGTGGAGGAGGCGGTGGTGGCCGTATAAGACCTCCTATTATTTTTGGTGGTAGTGGTGGTGGTTTCGGGGAAGATTCAGACGATGATGATGATGAAGAGGAAGATCCCCCAACAGGCCCAGGGACAACCTATACTAACCCAGCAACTGGTAAGAAGATCAATTTTAGTGGAGTTACCCCTAAAAAGACTCGAAGGAAAACAGTAAAGAGAATATCTGAAGGCGAACGAATTGCCAAAGAAGCTCATAAAAAGTTTGGTCAATTAGTATCTGGTATTCAGGCAACTAACCTTCCAGGGTCTGGTAGATTAGGGTATACACTTCGTAGAATTGAAAGCTTAACTGCTGATGAGTCAGGTCTTGGGTACTTGGGGAGATCTCTTAGAGCTTATGGGGCTAAAAAGTCACTATCTACACTTGCTGATCAACAAGCTGCATTTGATGAACATGTTGCTGGAAAAATGGATGCTGGTGCTTCTAAAGCCCTTGCAGAAAGATCAGCAGCCAAAACTCTTGGTTATACAGGAGAAAGTTTAGCAGCTGATACAGCTTCAGCTAGTGCTGCTGCAGAAGGTGGAAGTTCTCTTTTAGGTGGAGCATTAAGTGGTGCAGGAGCTGGAGCTGCTGAAGTTGCTTTACCAGTAGCTGCTGTTGTAGCTGCTGGTCTTATGACTTATAAGGCTTTTTCTTATGGGGCTCAACAGCAACAAGCCTATACAGGTGTAACTGGTGGTACTAGTGAAGGCCAAGCTGTAGGGTATGGCTTACAAGATATGTGGACTGGTATAAGTACTCTTGGTAGAGTTAGTTCAGGAGACTCTAGACAAATCCGTATGCAGGCTTTATCCGCTGGATATAGAGGCTCAACACTTGATCAGTCATATAATTTTGGTATCTTTGCAAAAGAAAATTATGACATAAGCCCCCAAGAATCAGCCCAAATGTTTGCAGCTGCTGTAGTAACAGCTAAAATGTCAGTAGGAGAATTGTCTAGTGCCCTAAGTGATTTAGCAACAGTTTCTTCTGGTACTTCTACATCCTTTGCAGCATTACAGCAAAACTTTACGACCAACCTACAGTCTATGGGTGGTATGGGTATGACTGGGTCTGGCCTTAGTGTTGCTGCATTAAGTTTGGCAACAACTTATCAAGGTGATCTTCAATTACAAAATGCTGGAAGTTCAGCTGCTCTATTCCAAAGCTATGGTGGGCAAGCTATGATTGCTCAACAGCTGGGTATTGCTCCATCTAGTATGTATAATTATTTGCAAGGTGCTGGAGGAACTGGTAATGCACAGCAAAATGATATTAACGCTGCTTCAGCATCCGATTCTGTAATTGACGGGCTTCTTGCTAGACTTGGATTAAAGCACGGAGATAGTAAGGCTAAGGTTGGTCAGTTTGCTATGCAACTTGCTATGATCTTTGACCAATATATGCCCAATGCAGATGGAACCTCCTGGACTCAAACAAACGCTGTTGAAGCAGCTTATAAGAGGTTAAGTGTAGTCACAAGTGGAGTTGCTGCACTTGGAGGTTCTCCTCATACTGCTGAAGCTCAAAGAATTGAAGGTTTGGCATCTTCAGAGATGCACTCAATGAAGACCAAAGAACTTACTGCTATGAGTGAAAGAGAACAGCTTGGGCTAACTATGTTTGAAAGACAGTATGTTGGGACTGTTAGATTAGCTGAGTCTGATGCCAGAAAACGTTGGAGTTTGACATCAAACGATAAGGGTATGACTACAGGCTTAGTCTACAGACTTAAAAAAGCTAACGGGACATATGAGCAAGTTACTGACCAAGAGCTTCAAGATATGAAGAGCTCTGGAAGTGCTAGAGTTACAGCTAGGTATGCTGCATGGGCAAATGCTATTAATAGTGGTCAGGCACAAATGGGTAATATGGACCCCAATACCCATAAACTTATGAATGGCACCAATTGGAGAACCTTAGCTGACTTAGAAAACAATAGGAATCTTGCTGCTACACAGGGAGGCTTTGCAGGAGAATCTAAGGCCTTTAAAGCACAGTTTGATCTTACCCCGGGTGCTCGTGCTCTTCTTAGAATTATTAATAATCCAGAAGCTGCAAGAAATGCTCAATCGTTGTTTGATAGACAGCGTGGAAGACATGCTGGTGAACTTTCTAGATTTGGTTCAGTTGAAAATCTTGCTGTAGCTACTGTAGGATCTGTTGCAAATGCTGGACAATGGGTTGGCCATGGAGCTGAGCATCTTTGGGACGACATCTTTTAGATTGGTAATATATTAATGGCCCCTATTGACATCAATACAACTCAATCTAATACAGCACACCTTATAGCTCACCTAAATAAGCAGGGAGCTACAAAGATTGTGCCACTACCCTTTAACCCAAACGATTTAACTTGGTCTTATGATATTAATAAAATATCGTTTGATACCTACGGTGGCCGTGTTACCCAAATTCTTTCTGTAAAAACAGGGAGCATGTCATTATCTGGAGATAGTGGCTCTAGATTTAATTTGCTCAATCTCTATAAGTATATTAAATCTTTGCAGGAATGGCAGGTACAAAATTCTAAAGCTCTAGAGTTTGTTTTACCAAGTGTCAGCTTTGGTGACATAGGTAGTCTCTACGTTTGGATTAGAGGTATGAATATTGGATGGGACCCAACAACGGTAACTTATCCCTATACTATTCAGTTTGAAATACAAGATGACGGTGGATACGGAGATATCCAGCAAGTTGGATCAGGGCAAACAGGTTTTGATGAGCTTGTTTCATTATTTGTAAATATGAACTTAAGCAATGGTACACATGGTATAGGCTTTAATAGTTATTATGCTGGATTAGATCAAAATACTTCTGGAGTAGTTTCGTTTAATCAATTAAGTCAAGTTACAGGTCAGGGTTAAAATGAGTCAAAATCCCGTAAATAGCACTCAAGGTTTTGTAGCTAATTGTCCAATTTCAACTGTTAGGACTTTTCCAGAATCTGAGCTTATCCCCTTCAATGGTTTTGCATGGTCTAATGTACAGGGTATGATACATCAATCTAACCTTGTGAGTGCAGATAATCCCTTGAACTTCTTAGGAGACTGATATGTCAGATCCTACTGCAAAGTCTACATCTACAGTTGGTTCTAATCTTCTAAATAGTACAAATCCACATAATGCTATCATTACTTTAGCAGACAGATCAAACTCTGGTACGAGGGATTTTTACGTAAATATAACTTCTTTGCAAACAGGTATCTTTACACAGTATGACTCCAGTCAAGTTAGGAGAGGCATTTCTTGGTTCCCTATTAGACGTGGAGAAATGTTTATTTCGTTTACCATCCAATGGGCTTTACAGTCAGTAAATAATGTTACAAGCTTTCATGATATGCAATTATTCCAAAACTCTATAAGGTCTCACCATAGAGCTTCAGCATTAACTACGGGGTCCCAACCCACTCCAATGACTTTAACATTACTAAATAATGCTAATGGAAACCCATTGATTAGTGACGAAAGTGTTGGGTCTAGTACAACTTTGTCAAGTACAGATTTTCCTTCAGTGTTCCAAGGTTGGATTCAAACAGCAGAAAAAGAATACTCTAGATTTAAATCTACCTTTACACGTTCATATAATATGAACATTTTAAATAATCTTACTGGAGCTATAACATCTAGTGGAATAGCTGATCAAGCAAATGAAGCTTTCCTACTACCCGTTAATGTTCCTTCCAATTCACTTTTTAATGATTACTCTACCCAGCTGATAAAATCTGGAATAGACGTAAGTTTAATTCCTGGAGAAAGTACTTTAGCTATCTACGGTGGGACTACATATTTTAATAATACTGCTCCACCAGTTTCTACTGTACCCAACCCAACTCAAGCACAACAGATAGGAAGCTAATGCCTTTTGGTAACGCTGGAACCTTTGCATATACACCTGATGTTAAAGTGTATATTTCTACAACTAGAAATGGTTTCATTGATGTTTCGGATGACGTTATGTCATTTACTGTAACAAGACAGGTTAATGCTACTAGTTCTGCATCAGTAATTCTTACTAATAAAGACTGGAAATACACCCCAGCAGGTACACCTGGCGCTATTGGGACGGAGCCTCCAATCATTGAGACTATGGATAGAATTATTATCCTGCTTAAAAGAACTACCTATTTACAAGTATTTTCTGGGTTTGTAACTTCAGCTCCTATTATTGGACTTATCCCATCCCCAATACAAATTACTGCAAACTGTACACTCTATAGATTGCAAAATGTTTATTGGGATGCTTCAATCCCACAGTTTCAAGCATTAGTACCTGGTATCTTAGAGGGTAAAGATATTAGTAATGCAGTTGTTGGTTACGGAAATGATGGTGGAGTAGCCCAAAGTGTTAGAGACGTACTGTCCCAGGTAGCTTACTGGCCACTTAGCAATATTCATATTTCAGCTTTACCCAATGACTGGATAACATATGCTGAAAATATTTACAATAATGACATTGTAGGTAACTCAGCTACATCATTGTCCCAAAATAGTACAGTAACCTTAATGCAACTACTAGATGGAGCTGGAATTGCAGCTGGAGCTAACTTATTAGCTCAAGATGAAGCAATTGCTTGGAATAATCCTACTACTAGTAATGGTGGAGCAGTAAATCAATCTCTTGTAGAAATTCCTTATGGTCAAAAAACCTATGCTTATGCTGTAGCTTATAATAGGGCTGTAAGCTCAACTAAGCAAGACGGTGTTGAAATTATAGGCTTAGATAACACTGAGTTACAGAGTTATATTGATCAAGGTAATACTTTATCACCTGGTAACTGTGCAGGAAAAGATGCTATTAAGAACCCACAGTGGGGTCCAGTAGACTTTTGGTCAATCATTCCTTGGCCTTACTCCAACGAACCTAATATTAACAGTGATGCTAGGAATACGGCCAGAGACTGGTTATCTGAAGATAGTAACTTTAATGAAGGTAGACCCATACTTCTTACTAACACTCAAAATGGAAATCAGGTAGTTGTAAGGGCAAGTATTACAGCAAAAGTCCCTCCAGGTGGTAAAGATGCTGGTATTGGACTAAGTAGGGCAGCTTGGGAAGCTTTAGCTGGTCCCGTAGTAACAAGACAAGGAGTTAATAGAGAATTAGATTTTTATTACAGCAACGTAGTACCTGTAACATGTGCTTTTGTTGATACTACTTCTTCGTTGATTACTCCAGGTGTACAAAACAGTACAAGCTTGCAGCAGCAATTAAAGGCTGCTGGTTTTAATCTTAATAGCAGTTTTCCCCAAGATAAACCAACTAACGGTAAAATTGTTACAACAGGGCAAAGTAGCCTTATAACAATGGGTAGCAGTACGACTGTAAATGACCAAAATGGAACAAACGTAGCAGCTAGTGCTGTATCTTATGCTTTAACACAGCTAGGAAAACCTTATTCTTGGGGTTATGGACATAGTGGATCTGGAACTACACCAACAGGTTTTGACTGCTCAGGTTTAGTAGATTGGAGCTATTCTAAAGCTGGATTAAACTTTGGTGGAAAGGGTGCAGAAGGTTTACGAACAGATACTGATATGCCTGGTAGATTTATTCCAGTAAGTGAATTAAATCAAAATGGAGTTTGTGACCCTAACGGGTACGGTATTAAAGTTAATAAGTTAACTAACACATTAAGAACTGGAGATTTGATCTTTTGGATGGAGGGGTCTACACAAGCTCAGCACGTAATGATGTACGTTGGAGAAGTTCAAGGCAGAAGTGGAGTACAAGTTATCCAAGCTGCTGGTGGGCCTGATAAGAACGATACTATTGGGAATCATGCTCCAGGAAGCCCTGGTATTATATTGGCTAGTCTTAGTGAAATAATTCAATACTGGGTTCCTGGATCTTCTGGGTTAAAAGCTATTGGTGGTATTAGAAGACCCTCTACTGGTGTTACAGATGAGGGCCGGGGCAGTACTACTATGACGTCAACAACTTTAGCATCTGGTGTAACACCAGGAAACATTAACAACAATACAGTTTCAGTTTATGGAAACCTTACTCCTACTACTCAAATTACTACATCTGTAACTGGAACAACTGGTGCATCCACTAACATTTCTAGTACAGGAAATGGTAATTTTAACTTTGAGTGGACAAATGCTGGAATGGATACAAAAGCATTATGGATGTTTGGTTCTCCCAGAGCTTTTATTTCTGATGTCCCAGTATTAAGTAGCATATCTACACTAATTACTACAAGCCTTAGGGATTTCCAATCAGCCCCCAATGGTGATTTTGTTGCCTGGTATCCAGATTACTTTGGGTTATATGGTACAGCTCCAACTATTGATGTTTATGACATCGAAATTTTAGACTTTAAAATTCAACATGATGATAATTACTTAGTTACCCACGTAGGCGTTGCTGGAGATCCTTTCTTTATGGGACAGGGTGTTCAGCTTGCTGACTGGATTTCTAGTAATGGAATTGTTTCATTGCAAATTCCAGAAATTATGGCATATTTATTCAAGGGAGATAAGAAAGCTACAGATTCTCTATTTGGTAACCAAGCTATCAACTTCCTAAATAGGTATGGCATGAGGCCAATAGTACAAGAACAGCCAATGATTCAAAGTCATTTGCTTGAATTTATGTATGCTTGGCAGCTGTTCCTTTTAAATTGGTCCCAACAATATACTACAGAGGTTTCGTTTACGTTTATGCCTGAGCTTTATCCAGGTATGAGAATTAATTTAGCTGATCACGGGATTGAAGTTTATGTACAGTCAGTAACACACCAAGGTTCAAGAGAAGGTGGGTTTACTACAGAAGCTCAGGTTACGTGCCCTATTACCAGAGATGCTAATGGAAATGTACAAATTATGCATTATGGATTCCCCGTTAGCTAAAGAAGACACATATAGAGACTCGAGTCTCTTAAATTGAAACAAAGTTTTAATATATTTTCCCCCAAGTACTAGAGAAACTAAATGCCAACAATTCATAGACAATATGATACATCTTCCAACGTTAGAAGAGTTACTTTACAAACAGAACCCTATGTAGATAGTCTTACTGATACGGCTAGAGTAGTAGGGCAGGATGCTATTGGGTTCCAATATCAGATTGACCTAACTGTACTTCCACCTGGTGTTGTATTAAGCTCTTTGCAACAAGGTCAAGATTGGATTGTAGAAAAAAGAGCTTCTCCTTCCTACAGATTACTCTTCTTTTGTGGTGAATTAGGATTAGCTACCGGACCTGCAAATGGTGACTTAGATGGTTCTTTCCCCAATCCAACTGTAGTTGGTTTAAACGGATACCCAATTGCTAATGTAGTACCAGCTTCAGGGCAAGTACTTGGGTTTCAAGGAAGCAGTAACCCCGGTACAGGATTAAATAGTGGAGATGGTGGTGGTGTTTGGGTTCCAATAACATTTAGTGGTGGCGGTGGTGGAGCACAAGGTCCACAAGGTCCGCAAGGCAACGACGGTGCTCAGGGACCACAAGGAGACATCGGCCCGCAGGGCTACCAGGGCTACCAGGGCTACCAGGGCTACCAAGGCTTCCAAGGCGCACAAGGTATTCAGGGCTCTGGCTCTCAAGGTGTTCAGGGAAGTCAAGGATATCAGGGAAACCAAGGTCGCTCGTTCCTCAATGTCACCTCAACCACCTCGGTCACGCTAAACGGCGGCATTGACGGAACCTCAGTCACTTTTGCCACGCCCTACACCGGAGCGTATCTTGCAGCCTATGGTGGTCAGGAATGGGTCTACGTCTACAACAACGCTGGCGTGTCGCTCTACGGGCAGATTACAGCCCTCTCGTTGGACACCTCCATTACCGTCCTCGTTTACTCACACAGCGGTACAGGAACCTACGGAGCCTACTGGACATTCTCGCTGGCATCTTCTCCCGGTTCTGCCGGCGCTACCGGACCTCAAGGAGCACAGGGTTATCAAGGTTTGACCGGGCCGCAAGGATCACAGGGTTATCAAGGTTTGACCGGGCCGCAAGGATCACAAGGATCACAAGGAACCACCGGAGCACAAGGCAATCAAGGCTTTCAAGGATATCAGGGCACTCAGGGTAGCCAAGGTGTGCAGGGCTATCAGGGCGCACAAGGTTCTCAAGGCTACCAAGGCACGACCGGAGCGCAAGGAACCCAAGGAGTTCAAGGCACGCAGGGATACCAAGGTAATCAGGGCGTACAGGGCGCACAGGGTAGCCAAGGAACTCAAGGATATCAGGGAAACCAAGGCACACAGGGTTTGCAGGGATATCAAGGCACGACCGGAGCGCAAGGCAACCAAGGCGTACAAGGTTCGCAAGGTAACCAAGGTTCCCAAGGTTCAACGGGACCGCAGGGCAACCAAGGCACACAGGGTTTGCAGGGATATCAAGGCACGACCGGCGCTCAGGGAGCGCAAGGTTTCCAAGGGAATCAAGGCCAACAGGGTTTTCAAGGCAATCAGGGATACCAAGGCACGACTGGTTCGCAGGGAGCTGGCGGAACGCTCGGCTACTACGGCTCGTTCTACGACACCACCACGCAGTCAGTAGGTTCTGCCAACACGCCTACGGCAATGACCTTCAACACCACGGCGGAGAACAACGGCGTCTCCATCACCAGCAGCAGCCAGATTTTGTTTGCCAACGCCGGAACTTACAACGTGCAGTTCTCGGCGCAACTCACGCAGACCGACAACAGCAGCGACAACGTGCAGATTTGGCTCCGCAAGAACGGCAGCGACTTAACCGAGACCAACACAACGGTCACGATGGATAAGCAGAACAGCGACAAAGTTGCCTCGTGGAACTTTGTGCTCACCGTTGCAGCCAACGATTACCTGCAACTTATGTGGGAATCCAATTCCACAAGCGTTACCTTGCTTGCTCAATCAGCAGGCAGCACCTACCCTGCCACTCCCTCAGTCATCTTGACCGTGCAGCAGGTGATGTATACGCAACTCGGACCGCAAGGTCCACAAGGACTTCAAGCTTATTCATTTGTTAACCCACTAACAGTTAGTGGTGGTTCAACGGTATTAGTTTCTGGTAATGGTGCAATCACTACAGGAAATATAACTAACACTAACTTACTTACGACGAGTGGCGCTGTAGTACAAAATAACCTTGCAGTCAGTGGAACTATAACTAATATCAGTGGATTTCAATATTTTCCAATACTTGCATCGGGGACAGATGCAAAAACTACCACCTATCAGGTACAAGCTTCTGATAATGGAAAGATAATTCTTGCTAGTGGTGGAACCATTACCCTTGTATCTGGTGCCCCAGCACCACCTTGGTATATTGGTATTGCTAACTATGCTCAATTTACAACAACAGTTAACCCAAATGGTATTAAGCTAAATGGTAATAATGCTAACTATACACTAGTTACTAACCAAAGTGCTATTATTTATTCTGACGGAGCTGGTGGTTATGGTTTAGTTACAGCACCATCTTCTCAAAATAACGTATTGACTTCTCAGCTAAACGTAACAGGTGTTGTTTCTACCGGCGGTGCAATTACATCTGGTGGTAGGTGGGTTTATACAGGTTCATCAAGTGGTCAAATTTTAACTCTGGGTGCTGTAACAAACGGTACAATGACAAGTCTTACTAATTTAGCATCAGTTCCAGTTACTTTATCAGGTGCTTCAACTACTATTAACACTTTTGGTACTACGGGAAGCTTAGTCGTTCCACCAAATACTTCTTATACGTTCTTCTATACTACTACAGGTTCTACTTGGTATGCTACTGCTTCGAGCCCAGCACCTGGTACTATTAACGGTAACCTAACAGTTTCTGGAAACGTAACAGTTAGTGGTACCCTTACTATGGGAAACACTAAAGTTACCGGTCTTGCTAGTGGCACTGCTTTAACTGATGCAGTAAACGTAAGTCAAATTTACTCTTCAATGCAAGCAGCAGCTCTTACTCCAGTCATTAGTGGAACAACAGCTATTGCTGAAACTGTTGGTAGAATCTTCCTCAACTCTAGTCTTTCTCCAGCAAGTGGAGCCGTACGTATTAATGCTGTTTATTTAACTGCTGGTCAAGTAATTCATAATATCAGTTTTAATACCACTGCTACCGCTGGAACAACCGTCAGTGGAACATGGGGTGGCATTTTTACAGCATCTGGTACAACTGTTACGCTTGTTGCTGCTACAGCTCAACAAGGTCTTTCATCACTACCTGCTACAAGTTTGTTTACTTGGCCTATTGCTACAATTGCAGCAGGTTTATCAAGTACTTATACAGTTCCATCAAGTGGTCTATACTATATTGGTGTATGTATTACAGCAACTACTATGCCGACAATGTCAGCTATTAACGGAACAGCATATAATAACATACAGCCCCCAATTGGTTTTACTTTTACTGGTTCAACAAACCCAGCGGCTATTGGCACAACATACACAGGAACTGCAGCTACATTAACGTTTTACTACGTACTGGCTTAGACCAATGTACTTTACAGTAGATTTCAATAAAGTAATATGAGCTCCCAACCAGTAATAACAAAGATTTTAACTACTGGTAAACCAAGTGCAGTTGCTTTACAAGCTTTAAGTAACGCAAAAAATGTTGTAAGTAATAGTCATAAACTTTACTATGTACTAGGTGGGTTTCATAGTGGAGACAGTCCACATAAGCCAGTTAGTACTAAAGATTGGGATCTTAGCTTATTGCAAGGTTTTAATTCGTTTAATACTGTTACAGGTGCAACTTCATATAATAGTGGTAAATATGGGGTAGATTGCTCTGGTTTTGTACGTTATTGTTACGGAAAAGCCTGGGGTTATGATAACTTTGGGGGTTCTGCTACGTGTGATCAGTTTAAAGGTCATAGAGGGACAGCTTTTTGGCCAATATGGAAAGGTATAGACCCGACTAGTATTATTAAAAATCCAGGGCTTAGAAATACACTTTGGGCCCAAGATAAATTAAAAGTTGACTATACTGAGACCATTAAATTATTACTCCCAGGAGATATACTTTATTTTTCCAACTGGAACCCACCACAGACTAATAATTTAGGGACAGCTCCTAATCCATCAATTCTTCCGGATAATGATCATACAGCTATCTATGCTGGAATACTTCCGGGGACGTCTACTACACTTGGCTTCTATGGTGGAAAAGACATTCCTACAGTTTTAAATGCTTACAATTCTCAGTATGGAATTAGAGCTACATCATTAGTTGATGCTGGAACTTCATCAGGTTATTTGCAAGAATTATTGGCAATTAAGAGGGTTTTGCAATGAAAACTATTCAAGTGCAAAATGGAGATATAGCTTTAGATAGTGGTGGTAGGTTACAGTTTGTACAAGGTACATCTAAGCTTGTACAAGACCTAACCCTTTGGTTAAAAGAAAATTATGGAATTGGTTTTACTTCACCAAACTTTGGTTCGTTGTTACCTGGGTTAATTGGTGCACCAATGACTGGCGGAACGTTAGCTCGTGTTAGAACAGAAGTTACCAGAATAATTAGTCTTTACCAATCCCAACAAATTTTAGCTTTAAAACAAAGTCAAACTAGAGCCCAATTATCAAATTGGAATAAGTCAGAAATCATCAACTCTATTGACTCAATAGTTGTAACGCCTAATTATACTTCTATTAACATAACGGTGGGCCTTACAACCTTATCAGGTTCTACACTTAGTCTTACGATCTTAATTACTTCTGAAGGATTACAGGTTTCATAATGGCAAATACAAGTGATGTACTCAATAGACTACTTGCAAGTCTAACAATTGCTGATCCTACTTGGGATACGTCAATTGGGTCAGCAACGTATAAAATCTTAGAGTCCATAGCTAACGAAATTTCTACAGCATCTGATAACTCTACTCTACAGACCTATAGCTATGATGTTATGAGTAAATCTGGTATTCAACTTGATGCTTTTGTTAACTTATTTGGTATTGCAAGACAGTTAGGTAAAAGATCTGTTGGAACTGTTACCTTTAGTTTAACAAGTGCAGCTACTCAAATTATCTATATCCCTTACGGAACTCAAATTTATGTTCAGGGTACTAGCAATGGTGTTTCAAATATCTACTTTAATACTACTTCAGCAGCAATTATTAATGTTGGAGAAACGTCAGTGCAGGTTCCAGTAATTTCTGTACTTCCTGGTACCTTCAATAATGTCAATGCAGGTTCAATTAATCAAATTTCCACCTCTATAGTAGGTGCCCCATCAGTTACTAACGAACAACCTTTAATTGGTGGCTCAGATACTGAGACAGACACTCAGCTGCAAAGTAGATTTCAAGCTACAGCTTTTAGCAATATTTCTGGAACTGTAGATAAATTTGTTGCTATGGCTTTGCAAAACCCTAACGTAACTCAGGTAAATGTTGTTGGGTCCCAAGAAACTTATCTGGAACAAGATTCAGTTATAACAGTTGTCTCAGGCACAGACAATTATACAATTGGATTGCAAGCTCAAGGAACATTAGCTGTTAGTAGTGGACAAATAGCAGCTGATGGACTTATTTCTGGTGTCTTTCCATTAAATACTACAGTTACAAGTGGATTTATTACACAAAGTCCGTCTGGAATTTTTAATAACGGCTCTGTAATATACGATGGTAGTAACTATAATCTATCTGTCGCAACATCTAATAGTGGAACTTTAACTACTAACTATTTGCAATTTGGAACTACAGTTTTTTCTGGTTCGTCTACAGCAAGTGATGTTATAACGGTAGTTGAGCAACTACTTGCATCTGGTAACTATAGTGTTGGGGCAAGTGTTAGTGGTACCACTACTGATGGCCCAGGTGGTTTGCAAATTGGTTTTAATAACCCCACTATTTATAACGTAGTAATAAGTGGTACTGGAAACGTTACTTGTAAAAACATAATCTATTCTCAGATTCCAGACTCTAAATATACTTACCCACAAGGTGGAGAAAAGATTGGTGAGCTGTTAAACTCAGCTAGTCAAACTTTACTATCCCCTTATGTAGACTATATTTATCCATCCGGGACTTCTGTACCATTAACAGTTACTCTTTATCCTAATGCTTTAAATGCTCCCTATACGTATACTGGTAACTTATTGCAAATGCAATCCGAGTATATTCCTCTTTGCTCAAGAACAGTAGACCCCAGTGTTAATTCTAACTACGTTGATATTTTCATTAACACTTTAAACTCTAGCCTTGTACAAGAACAAGTAGTATTTACTCCTACTAATACTTTTGGGTCAAGTCAGCTTCCAATTTCTAACTTTAATCTTGCAAATGGACTTTCTGCAGACAGTTCTATTACAGGAGACTATTATGTAGGCGTAAGTCAAAACCCATTAATCAACTTTCCCTCACAGCTTGTTTCCGGAAATAGCCCAAGTATTGTAACCTTTGGTTCTACAGATTACCCATTATGTCTATCTAGTGTCAATTCCTCTCCCCCAACTTTAACAGTTTCTGGGTCTCAAGATACTACTATACTCTATACAACTGATACTATAGCAAATTTGCAATTAGGTCTAGCTGTCTCTGGAACCGTAGGTGGCATTTCTACTCAAAGCTATATCATTCAGTTAACATCAGGAATCCCTAATCAAATTACACTTAGCTCCCCATTGACATCTGACCTTTCTCCTACAGCTGTTACTTTTTGGACTGTAGCATATCCAGTTTACGATAATACAAATAATGCTGGTAGTATTTTAGATGCTTCTGGAATTGGTTTAGTAGCAAGCAACGTAGTACTTCCAGCTTCTGGGCAGGTTGGCTCCTTTAGTCATTACTATAATACAAGTGTTGTACAGATTGATAACCTTGTTCAACAATCTAAAGTTATTGGAACTAACGTATTAGTACACCAAGCTCAGTTCCTTAATTTTGTTGTTAATCTTTCTATCGTATACCAACAGTCAGTTAATATTGATATAGTCAATACTAGTTTGAAGAATGCTATCGCTACCCTTTTCCAAAGTGTAAACTATTTAGATACTATTTCATTAAGTAGTATTGTTTTTGCTGCATTGAGGACTCCGGGTATTAGCTCAGCTAGAATATCCACAAATGCAGATAATGCTACTAATTTTGGAGTTCAAGAAGTTGCATTAGATGGAAGTATCTTAAACTCTTACACAAATGACATTCCTCTCTTTAATAATCAACTGCCATCATTCTACGGACTCAATACGATAAGCTTTGGAAAGAACAACTTCTAATGGCCAATAGTGTATTCCCATTAAACTTACATCAAACACTCCTTTGGAAAGTCCGTAATTTTCCAGAAGATGTTTACAATTTTGATATAGGCGATAAACTTACGACTTTAATGTCTATTGTCCTTGGAAATACTGGCACTGGCCAGTTATGGACTTCTCAGCTTGCTGCTAGATTAACTCAAGAGAATATGGAGTTTTCTGACCTAGATAACATCTTTGGGCAGATATTAAATACTCCTAGACTTTCCACTGAGATGTATGCTACTTCTAAAGATCCCTTTTTAGATCAGTTGACGTCTGAAGAGTGGCAAGATGTTATCTCTAAGGATTCAGCTTACAGAGAGCGTTTAAATGGAGTAGCCTCATCTTTGTTAAAGGGAGCTACTACATTTGGTATCCAGCAAATAGCTGAGTCAACAGCTGATATTCAGGCTAAGGTAATAGAAGTTTGGAATACAACTGCTAGTGGAACAACTACAGCACAAACTTTAGCTTCTGGAGTTACTACAAGAGGGTTGGGGGATAACGAAGTACTAGTTATTCCAACAGATCTTCCAGATGTACCACTTACAACTGACTTTAGAGCTGCTGTTATGGATAGTTTAAGACAGTTAAAACCAGCTGGAGTAGCTGTTACTCTTACCAGTGGAGTCAGTAACTTAAATAGTCTACCCTATACAGTTGTTACAGGAAACTCTGTTAACTTCTATATGGAAAGAACTACAACAGCTGCTAATTTGAGTTATCCTAGCTTGGCTCAAAATAGTCCTGTTCCTGGAGTTGCAAGTAGGTACTGGGCCCAAAATAATGTTGCTGTACAAGCTCCTTACTTTGCTCACTTACAAACTCAAGAGTCTTACATCGATGTTACTCAAAATATTTCTACAGTAAATATTACACTTGAAACCCCAGGTGGGCCTAATACAACTTATGGAGTCACTAGCCCATTGGGTAAAGCAAATCTTAAAATTACTAGTACGGTATATGGTGCCCTATAATGCCCAATAGTTCTAATCCATTAATCAAATATGTAGCGGGTGGAAGTGCCCCTATGACTCAAGCTGGGTTAGTTGTTGATGGAGTCTATCCTGTTGTAGGTATTATTAACTCACTTAATACTTCAACTAATACCTACCAAGACCCCAATAGTAATAGTTACTCCTATAACACTCAAGTCTCTTCTGTCCCTACTAATCCTACAAAATGGGTTTCATCATTAGTAGACGATTTTAGTAACAACCAATACAACTTGGATTTTATCTTCAATAGAACTACATATCTAAATACCGTTAAATTTAGATTGTCCTCTGTCCCCTGTATGTGGACTTTGTCAGTTGTCTCTGGGTCTACAACTATTAACCTTGAGTCTGGAATCATAGATATCTATAAGCCAGATCAAACAAACTATGTACAAATTGACTTAGATGAGACTTATACTTTTGATCCAAACACTTCTTTAAATTTACAGCTTATTAAATCTCAAAATGGTATCCAATATAGTTTTACAGTACAAGACTTTACTGCTGGTTTAACTGTACAAAATTATTCAGATGTTGTCATTAGTGGAACCCCAATTGACTTAACTGTACAAAATAGTCTTGGATTTGTTGAAGAGTTTGTCCCCCAACAAGATTTAATAACTAACATATACAGCAACAGTACCACAAATTATTGGAAGTCTTCTCCACAACCCGTTAAAGATGCTGTAGTATATTTTGTTATTGACTTGGAGTCAAAGCAAACCATAAATAAGATGTACTTAGATCCTTTATTTAGTGGCAACTCTATGAACCTGTATTACTCAAATGATAATTTGAACTGGTCTCCAGTACAGAGAGATTTTACACTTAGAAGAGGTGTTTATGATCTTCCAACAATTTATGCTAGGTATTTAAAGTTAGAGTTTAGTCAACTTACTCCTGAACCCTATGACTTACCTTTTGATACAGTTAATAGAACTATCCAAGTATTTCCTGATTGGGTAGATGCTTACTTTATCTCTATTGAATCAGCTATTCCAGATATAGCTAATCAAGGGTATCTACCCTTAAACACTAACCCAGGGCCAAATGTACTTTACAACAGCAGCCTTAATGTTAATACGACACAAGGTGCTATTACTAATCAGCTTAGTGATACGTCGTGGGGAGCTAACCCAAATAACACTGGCTCAACAAATGTCTTACAGCAATTAGGGCAATCAGTAGTAGCTGACCCAACTACATCATATAAGACGGTTATAGAGACTGGTAATTTTGGATCTACTTATAACTACGTTGACAACAACGCCTTTATCAATAGACGTTTTCCAACTTACTGTCAGCATATTTACAAGAATGTCAATATAGCTCAAACATGGCATCAAGCCTATTTTGCTGGTATTAAGAAGCTTTCATTTTACAATACTAATCTGACTGTACAAAATGATTATGAAGAGTTTACAGATTACTTCCTTCCATCAGGACCTACTATTGTAAATGCTTTATCTACTACAGCTACTTTGCAACCTAGTGGTGGGTATACAGGGACAGCTAGTCAATATGTTACAACTAAGCAACTCAAAACTATTAGTGAATTTAAAAGCTTTAAAATTGCTGCATTAAGTACAGATTGGCAAAGCTTTTTAGCTGATCCACTTACAGGCCAAGATTATAAGACATTACTCTATGGTCCATCTTCTATTACTAACGTTACTATTTCTGGCGCTTCTTTAGCTAGTATCAACACTTCAAACAGTAAGTATGGTATTTATACAATTTCTGGAAGTACGGGTGTTAGTTCTTTGACATCAGATTTTGGTGGTAGTACAAACTTACTTACTGCCCCATTAGCATTCTTTACAAGCCCAAGTGGATGGTCAGGATCAGCTACTACATCTACAGTTATTTCAGGTTTAAACCATACAACTATTCCTATATATCTCAATAACTCAGCTAATCCTGCATATGGTCTTGATGTAACAGGTATTAATGCTTACTCTGCTTCTGTTAGTGAGGGACCTAATCTTTATTCCTTCTTAGTAAGATGTTCAGGGCTTGCAGGAAGTGTAAATGTAGAATTAGATTATTATTCTGATAGCACATTAATAAGTGGTATGAGTCAAACATTTACTGTTGCAGCAAGTGGTACTAATATTGTATTTACTGTTCCAGAACCATATGACGTAGACAATGTCAACTTTAAACTAACCCCCATTGGTGGAACAGCAACATTTAGTGAAGCTGGATACTTTTACGGTATTCCCCCACAATGGTCTTCCCCCCTAATAACTAATAATATGAGAGTTTCTGCAGTTGCTAGAATCTTTCTACCCTATACTAATCAGGGTACATACAGATGTTCATTAATTTCATCTGGGGTAGAGTTGGCACATAAGACTTTCTCAAACATTCCGATTAGAACCTGGGTTGACATCGAGGTTCCATTTACTCTACAAAGTACTTTAAATGCCCCACTTCAAGCTAAGCTAACACAAAGCAACGGAGCTGGAGAAGCTTACGAAGTTGCAATGCTTGGGTTATTCTATAATCCTACACTTTATCAGTACTCAATAGATGGAAGTATTTGGTACAATATTCAAACTAACATCAATGACCCAAACGGGTTTATTACACTCCCTCATAGTACAAATTCTATTTACTTTAAAGCAACTTTCCTAGAAGATGCTACCCATCTATCAGCATTAAGTGTTGTTCCTAACTATACTCAAAACGCCTACAGCACTCAGACTAACATCAATTATTTGAGTGATATTAAAACAAATGAGCTAAGTTCTAGACGTCCAGCTTCCTTAAAACCTTTGTTCCAGTTAAGTCAAGAGCTACACCCAAATAGCTATGACATTAGAACTTTGATGCAAATTAGTAACCCCTACCAATTAGATTGATTATTGATTTTCTAATGTTCATATAATAAACTTTAAATATGGACCCCCAAAAGTTAATCTTTGTACAAAAGAGTGAACTTTTAAATGGCTTACTGAGATTTTCGTCTCTAAATAAGAACTTAAAAGAGACAGGGTTCGTTGATGGCTTTGATACACTGAGGAATAGAGACAAGCTTCTTGATTTTGAAGAGTTCGTTGGCCATAATGGTATGGAAGTCGTCTTTACCGATGAAGAAGCTGAAAACGAATATAAGAAGCTTTCAGATTCAGTTAAGTTTCCATTTGAAGTAGACAGTCCATTCCTTGTTGAAAATAGCCTTTTTCCTTTCCAACATGTGGGACTAAATATAGTTTGGAAAAAATTACAAACTGATTCCCCTAGAGTACTTGTACAATGGGATACAGGAGCAGGTAAGACACTGTTAAGCTGTCTTACGGCTCAAAAGCTTTTTGCTGAAAATAAAGTCGATAAGGTGCTTGTCTTTTGTAAGAAGATTAAGCAGTTTGACTGGGAGCAGGAGTTTAAAAGAATGACTACTCTTTCTGTAACGAAGGTTGATTCCTGGGCCAGAAAAGTTCGTCATGACTTTTATGATAATGATGATTCCCAAGTATTAGTCTTGAATTATGAAAAGGCTAGAGGACCATCTAAAGTCAAAGAAAAGGGTAAGAGAAACAGGGTTGATGATTTTAGTCGGACCGATATACTTAAACTAGTTAATATAACTAAAGATAAAAGAGTATTAATTATTATAGATGAAGCACAAAAGATTAATACCGGTACCAGTCTTTTATCTGATGGATTTGATATATTAATGAATAGGACGAGCAGCCCGGTGATGGCTCTTGCTCTTACAGCAACTCCTTACACTACCAGCCCTTTAAATATCAGGAATATTCTTTCTACAGTTGCCCCTGGTATTCCAGATGTCTCAGATTTAACTAGAGATCAGTTTAAGAGACTTTACGGAAAGAAGTTAGAGTATTTTGGGACTAAGTATGCCCAAACACTTTACGTAAAAGAGTGGGATAGAGCAAAGCTTCCTCTTTTGGGTAAGAAGCATGAAAATTGGACTCATATTGCAATGAAGAGTGATCCTCTTATTGCTAGACAGTTTCCTGAGTCCCTTCCTAAGAGAGTTGTTTACGAGCTTTCAGATATTGATAGAGAAGTTTACGATTATGCTGAAAAAGTTGCTCAAGAGAGATTTAACCCTGACAACCCAACAGCATCCTGGGCGTATGTCAATACCCTTAGGATGATTTGTAATACTACAGCTGGGTTAAAAGATTCAAACGGTAAGTTTGCCCAAGAGCTAGTAGAAAAGTTTGGGGATGCACTTTCCATTGAGAATAGCTCAAAGTATCAGCTGATTGAAAGTGCTTTAGAGACAGCATTTGAGAGTAATGAGAAAGTAGTACTCTTTACCTTTTGGACCAATGGTACACTTTTTCCATACATGAATGCTCTTAAGTCTCACTTTAGAGATGTTCCAATATTACCCATTTGGGGTGTAGGATTAGACCCCCAAGTAGTGACTAAGAATATTAAGCAATTTAACAGTACAAAAGGTCCAGCGGTATTGATTACTTCAGATGTTGGACAGGAAGGATTAAACCTTTATGCGCCATATCTTTGGAACATTGAGATTCCAACTACCTATGCAGCTTATAAGCAACGTAAGGATAGGATTAACAGAGCTGATAGTAAGTCCAAAGGAGTTAGCCACACATGGATTTATCGACCTGTGGGAATTGACACCGTTGAAGAGCGAATTGATGCAAAGGTCCTTAGGCGTAGAGATGAAGCAGAGGCTATTAGAGGAGTAGTAGACGAAAATGTCGATATGGAAGATACTATTGATATCTCTCCCAGGGCTTTGCTATTTGGTTCTTGATTGATAAAATGCAATCAATTAAATTGGTATTATTAAGGAAAGGAAAAGCCTATTAGATAAGAGTAACTTTGAGCTTAACACGGTTGCACACCTGATGTCGTAGAGACTAGGCCGTTGTATTCCATACCGGAACCGGACTCAGGATCGTATGCCAGACCGTAGCTCTCCCTAGAGGAATAACATCCAGCAAGGAGCGCGAAAAATGCGCCGTATTAATACACTTAGTATTGCTTTTACCGTATTGGCTATTTCATTCAGTTCGAATGTTATTAATGAAGGAGTTGCATCATCATCGTTATCAAACCATTCGACGACGACAGTAAAAAGCGTCGTTCATACAACAACCACCCAAGTCAAAGCCTCAAAGTTCCATGGGCCATTGAAACATTGGACGAAACCTCCGAAGGGTTGGCCATGGGGAGTAACTCAGAACGACCTTAGAATGTGGTCAAAAGTTAACATTTGTGAAGAAGGTGGCAATTGGCACGTTAGAGGTAGTATTTACTCTGGTGGCCTAGGTATGAGGAACGATGTATGGTCCTACTATAGCCGAGGAATGGGGTTTTCAGCCTCAGCTGCAGATGCTACCCCAGTTCAGCAAGTAGCAGTAGCAAAAAAAATTAACACCGGTTATGGTGTTCCAGATCAGAATGGATGTCACGCATGGTAGAAAAAACCTCACTTAAAGATCAAATTGCTAACTATGTTAAGTCTGGTGAAATTAAGCACACTATTGTAGGTGCTATGGTTACTTATGATAACCCTTCAGAAATCCACGATAGGAATGTAGAAAAATTTGCAAAGACTATTGCTGAGTTAATTGAGGGAGCAAAAGCCTACGATAAAAAGCATCGCAACAATGTAAAGAACTAGAGAAACTAGTAAAAGTAACAGTAAAATACTATCCTAATGGATAGTCATATCGGGGGATACCGCACCGGGGTTGCAGTCGAGCATCATGCTTTTGACTCCCCCGGGTCCCCTTTCTATTGATTTACTATAGTAGATATATTAAACTATATTTAAGTAGTTTAAAATGAAAGGAAAGTAAGATGGCAACAACCGTAGATTACAGTGAAAAGAATCGACGACGCAAAGAGGGCAAAAACAATGGCCCAGCTAATGTTCGAGCAAATGCAAAGCAACTCCGTAAAATGGTTGGTGGGGCTTTTGGTAACCTGAAGGAAGATTTCCAAAGGGAATGTCTTCCAGGTACCCTCGGTAGTGTTAGTGAAAATGCTAACAATAAGAACGAAATGAAAAAGGGTAAGAAGGGTGGAGTAAGCATCTAATGCAAACCTTCCTTCCCTATGAGTCCTTTACTGAATCAGCCAAGGTATTGGATATGAAGCGTCTTGGCAAACAGCGTGTTGAGACTATGCAAATTATGAATGCTATTCTTACTCCTGGGCATGGATGGAAAAACCACCCAGCTGTTAAGATGTGGAGGCCTTACCTTCCTGTACTTTGGGATTATCAGCAAGCTATTTGTAATGAGTGGACATCTAGAGGGTATAAAGATACTTGTCTAGAAAAGTCTAGAGCACTTATTGCTGGACAAGAAAATATTGAGTCTAATGGTATTCCAAAGTGGTTGGGTAACAGAGACTTCCACCTAAGCCACCAGAGTAATCTAGTAAGAAAGCTTCCAGAGTATTACGGTCCTTTGTTCCCAGATATTTCTGGAGATTTGCCATATATTTGGCCAGGGGAGTAAAATGGAAAAAGTAGAGTTAATGCTATCAAAGTCTACGGACCCAGAAGATTTGCATGATCCATTTTGGGCAAATTATTGGATGGAGCCAAAGCTTGATGGTATGAGAGCAGCTGTTCTCAAAGTAGGTAACGAAGTTACTATCTATGGTAGGTCTTGGATTGAGTATCAAGACCATGTCCCTCACCTAGTAGAAGCTTTTAAGGCTATTCCACTTGATTTTCACTTAGATGGAGAACTTTGTTATATAAATGGGTTTGGAAAGGTAGAGAACTTCCCAGATCTAAGTGTACCTATTGTAGACTTTAACCGAACTATGAGGGTTATGGGGTCCAATCCAGATGTTGCTGTTGAAAAGCAGATTGAAAATGGGTATATCAGTTTTGTAGCTTTTGATACTATCGAAATGAATGTTACCTATGAGAATAGAGCCATTGATTTAAATAATCTTCCTGAACTTACTCAGTCTAGATTTATCCACCGTATTCCAGTTTTTGATGATTGGACTCCAATACTATATAATCAGTTAGTGGAATTGGGTTGTGAAGGGGCAATGCTTAAGAATAGGCATTCCTTTTATAAGTCTGGTAGACCCAATAAAACGATGTATAAGATTAAGAAAGAAGAAACATATGACGTTGTCGTCTATGAAGCTTACGAAGGCACTGGAAAACATACAGGGCGACTTGGCGGCCTTAAATTTGGAGCTTATCTTCCTGATGGACAATTTAAAAAGGTTGGACGTGCTGGTGGAGGATTCAACGACGAGCAACGTCAGTATATCTGGGATAACAAAGACAGTATCCTTGGAAAAGTAATGGAAATTAAGTGTAACGAAACTGTAGGGTCTGGTGAATATAGAACCCCAAGACATCCTCAGTTTATTACTTGGCGTTATGATAAGAAAGCAGAAGAATGTTTGATGGAGCAATTTAAGAGTGATTAAAACAGAGTGGATGAAGGACGGAAATTGCAAGGAGATGAATCCTAATCTTTTTTACATCGAAAGAGGAGAAAAGATTTTGGATGAAGTAATTGTTGCCTGTATGACTTGCCCAGTAAGAGAGCAATGTGAAGAATATTCCGTCAAACATGAAGCTTATGGATATTGGGCTGGCCTTTCTGAAAAGGCCCGTAAGAATTTGAGGGCTGAAAGAAAGATTACTCTTGAGTCTCCAAATGGTGACTGGGTGAATTGGCAAGCTATTACTAGACAGATGAGAGCCGCTGGTTTTGGCGAAAAGAAAGTTAAAGTTTCTACTAGAAAAGTAGCCCAATGTGCTACAGTTTCTGGTTACATGAAGCACCGTAGAAATAAAACAGTTATTTGTGAACCTTGCAGACAGGCTAATAGGGAGTACTCAGCTATACTTAGACAAAAGAAAAAAGAAAGAGAAGGGTCAAAAGTAGCATGAAAGTTGGATTAGTAATTCCAGTACTAAATAACTTTCAGCAAGCTTTGGACCTAATTGCTTCAGCTAAGACCAAAAGTCATGAGCTAAAGATTTATATCCAACAGCAATACCATTATCAAAAGCCATTAGCTGCTGCTTGGAATACAGGAATTAGTCAAGCTATTAGAGATAATTGTGGGTATATCATTGTTGCCAATGATGATGTGCTTTTTGCTCCTGATTCTATTGATAGAGCAATTATGGAGTTTGCCAGTTTAGATAGTGAATACGTACTCTATGGGTTTAAGGATGCAAAAAAAACTTTTGATAACCCATTAGAGATTCTTTTCTCAGGCTCAGATACCGAATGGGTATTAGAGGAAGCTGAGTTATTTTCTTGCTTCATTGTAGATAGTAGATTCTTTGATACTTGTGGAAAGTTTGATGAAAACTTTTTGCCTTGTTTCTGGGAAGACAATGATATGCATTATAGAATCCACTTATTAGGTTATAAGATTTACCACTCTAGTACTCCCTATATCCATATTGGAAATCAAACTACTAGGTTCCTTAGTCAAAGTGTAGTACAGAATGGAGCAAAGTATTTTGTTGAAAAGTGGGGAAGTTTAAATCGTGGACAAGCAAATTGGGATAAAAGTTTTACTCCACCTTTGATGGAGCTATATACTGTCCCTTATAATAATTTAGAGTATACCCCAAAAGAATGGAGAAATTATGTCTAAACTAAAAGTACTTTCGTGGGGTGATTACGCCTGCTCTACTGGTTTTGCTACAGTCAATAGTAATATCATGAGAGAACTAAATAAGACTGGTAAGTATGATATTGATGTAATTGGTATCAACTATGATGGTGGCCCGTACGATACTGAAAGGTTTCCAGGCAGAGTCTGGCCAGCTATTAGTGCCCTTAGACAGCAAGGTCCATATGGAGACTACTTTGGGAGACAGGTATTCTTAGATGCTATTACTTCAAGAGATTATGATATCATTTTTGTAATTCAGGATTCTTTTATTGTTGAGAGTATTACAGAGCAATATTTGCAAATTGCAAGGACCAAAGAGAATAAGTTTGCTTCCATCTACTATTACCCATTTGATTGTACCCCAAAGCCAAATTGGGTTATGCAGGGTGTTGCTCCTTGGGACTTCCCAGTTGCCTATACTGAGTATGCAAAGAATGAATCCAGAAAAGTTATTGGTCCATTAGCTGAAAGACACGATGTCATCTACCATGGGACTAATACCAAGGACTTCTTTCCAATTATGGACCCAAGTGTACTTAAGCAAGTACGTAAGAATATCTTCCAAGATAATAGTGAAAGATTTATCATTACTAACGTAAACCGTAATCAGGGACGTAAAGATGTTGCTCGTTCCTTTATGGTCCTTAGAGAGCTTCGTGATAGAGGATATGAAGAGCCATTCCTCTATATGCATATGCAAGAGACAGATTTTGGTGGCTCTATTATACAACAAGCTTCTAGTTTTGGATTAGAACCTGGAAAGGATTGGAGTCTTCCTAACCCACAGCAATTTAGTGCTCACTCTGGGTTTCCGATTCAAATGCTTAACGAAATTTATAATGCAAGTGACTGTTACCTTACTACAACATTGGGTGAAGGTTGGGGCTTATCTATTACAGAGGCAATGTCAGTTGGCCTTCCAGTAGTTGGTCCAGATAATACTTCCTTAAAAGAAATCTTAGGGGATAATAGGGGGTGGTTGGTTCCATCAGGGGATACCCCTACTCACTTCATTATCAAAGAGAGTGACAATGATAGACTCCGTCCCCTTATGAATGTAGAAAAAGCTGCAGATGCCATTATTGAAGTTATGGAAGGTAAGCATCCAGAAAGAGCTGAAAATGCTTATGCTTGGGCTTCAGATTTAACTTGGCAAAAGGTAGCTAGACAATGGATGGAAGTTTTTGACAAAGCGGCCAATAAGGTTAAGATATCCAAAAACTTCAAATAGGTGTAGTTTATTAAATTTGATAGTAATTGTTTAACATATTATACTTTTATTATTAAGGAAAAGAGGAAAGTAAGTGCACCATATCATCACCTTTATAGGTGAATGTCCAGAAGCAGCTCATTGTAATTATGTACATAAGACATTAGGCCTTTTGAGTGATGCACCTCATATTACCTCTGAAGTTGTTGTCTCCCTAGTTGAGCTAGGTATAGGTTTCCTTTTTGGTAGGAGATACGCTTGGACTAAGCTTCACCGTAAGTTTGATAAGGAGCATAACATAGAGCATTGATGTAGAAGGGCCACTAGCTCATCAGGAAGAGTAGGGGACTTTTAATCCCAAGGTACCGGGATCGAGACCCGGGTGGCCCACCATAATACGGAATGTGGCGCAGCTTGGTAGCGCACCTGCTTTGGGAGCAGGGGGTCGTGAGTTCGAATCTCACCATTCCGACTTTGGCAGCTAGAAAAAATATAGAGTCGTGATTCGCAGTCACTCCTATAAACCACTATAGCTGCCAATTAAGGGTTGGTGCCGGAGTGGACAAACGGAACTGGCTGTAAACCAGTCGCGAAAGCTACGGGGGTTCGAATCCCTCTCAACCCACCCAAGCCTCAATACCCCAATTGGCAGAGGGAATCGACTTAAAATCGATAAAGTGTGGGTTCGAATCCCACTTGAGGCACTTTGAAAGGAGAAAAATGACTAAAGAATATACACCAACTACAATTTGGAAGATTGGCAATATGCACGTCTTTAAGCAAACGGATGGAAAGTTTGTAGTTAGTTATAAGAAGGGTAAAGAGTTTTACTATACAGAATTTGTATACGAAGACCATAATGATGCAAAGCATAAGGCAAGGGAATTGTATATGGAAGGACACCTTTATGTCTAATAGGGATTTAAGGTGGGCAGCAAAGACGTTGTTAGAATTTAATAATGTTCCAGCTACTCCAAAATATATTGATGCTTTTTGTAATCCTTCTGGTAATGAGCAATGGATTAAGGCTATAATTAAAGGAGCATCCCCAGTAGTTGGAAGTATGACAAGTCCATATTATCAGCAAGCAATTGATATTCTCAAAGAAAATGGTATTCCTGTAGACATTTACAGAGTTGGTTAGTTGTACAATAAAATATAAGTATAGGCCTCAGTAGCTCAACGGACAGAGCACCTCGTTTCTACCGAGTCGGTTGGGGGTTCGATTCCCTCCTGGGGCACCTAAGAAAGGAAATAGTATGAAATTTAAAGTTGGAGATTACGTAGCAATCGAAATTGGAAAGATTATTGGCTTTACTTCTGATGGTAAAGCAGTAGTAGAGTTTTCATCATTCCCAGATGATTTAATGACCTGTGATACAAAAGACTTGTTCCCCTTTTCCCCACCAGAAGAATAGTAGTTTTAGGACCTATAGTTTAATGGTAGAACGCCTGCTTTACACGCAGGGTATGGGAGTTCGATTCTCTCTAGGTCCACTAGCTGTAGGCTCCGTTAGGCTTTTGTGCTGAGACTTAATCCATAACTACCCTACAGCTTTAATCGAAAGGAGAAAGTAAGATGGAAGTTAAACTTAGCGTAAGCATTGGAGCAACTCTTCAGGTAAAGAATGCCAAAGGTGAATGGGATTGGATTAAGCCTGAAGTAGGTTGTGAAATTAAGCTTATTGATGGTGAGATTAACGACAGCATGCAAACAGCTTTTGTTGATATGTGGGATAAGGTAGTAGGTCCCCAGTTCCAAAGTGTAGTAAATGAGCTTATTAGTGAGCAAACCCCTAAGGCCCCTACATATAATGAGGATGATCCCTATTAGGAATTGATTTCCTAATAAATAACAATTAAAATAATTATATTAGGTAGTAAAAAAAGGAGAAAAATGGAAGAGTTTGAACTAGAGTTTAAGTCAAAGAGTGTAAATGATTTCGGTATTGATCTAAACTCTTTACTCAGTACGTTTGATGAGTGGTCAGTTAAAAAGGAAGAGCCAAAGACCCCAAGTCGCTCTGATACCCGTAAGCAATGGGCAGAGAAAGAAGGGCTTAGCTCAGAAGATATAGAGACCCTTTCCAAGCTGTTGGAAGTTTTTAATTCTACTCCAACTAAGGGTATCCAGCATTTCCTTACTGAAGAGGAATTGGACCAACTTACTGATGAGCTTATGACTATCCGTAATACTTCGGATATGTTGTCTGGCCGTGAGTCAGCTATTAGGTCAGTTGTTTTTGAGCAAATCAATAAGCAGCTTGAGCAAGATGGATATGAGCCAGATATTACTTCTGGTAAGATTGATGTTCCAGAGTTTGGTGTTAGTCTTTCTAAGGAAGTAAGTGGCAATAAGCCTTCCATTGATGTTTATGCCCTTAAGGATATCTTGGATGAGACCCAATTTGACTCGGTTGTCATTAAGTCTACTATTAATAAGGTATCCATTTACCCCAATGGTAAGAGATTTGAAGAGACTCAAGTAGAATATGAACTTGATGAAAAGGCTTTGCAGACTCAGCTTGAAAAGGGTAACATTGGTATGGAGCAGCTTCTAAAGGCTACTACCTATTCTACTCGTAGAACGGCGTTTTATGTCAGAAAGATTAAGACATCCGATAATTAATGACGATGAGCCTAGATTTACCCAATCTATGGCTGCGGCATTCTTTGACCTAACTTCCCAATCTTTGAAGTTCAAAGAGGCCAGGGGTTATTTTATAGACCATGAGGGTAATCCAATTGAGATCTATAGAACCCCTGGTGGGGAGAGGAGATATAGTCTAAACGATATTTGGCGTATTGCTCATGCTTTACGTAGACAGAATAAGATGACTGATAGACAGTTGAGACTTATTACATTAAGAGTAGATGCTTTTAAGGAACCCATTAAAAAGCATAGAGTGAGATATAGGAAGGGTTAAATGAAGGTTGCTTTTACTGGTGCCCATGGAGTAGGTAAGACTACTCTATCTAAAATGTTGGAGGAAGTACTTGAAGAAACTTATCCTGAAAGTTCTGTATGTAAGCTCGGGTCTGCTACTCGTGACGTTCTCTCTTGGGGCGGTAATGATGGAGCAGGTAGAAGAATTTCTATTAACCCAGATGACCCAACATTCCAAGTAGCCTCTGCCCTTAAACGTAGGGAGTGGATGCTACATCCTTTCAACCTTAAGATGGACTTTCTCATCAGTGAGAGGTGGGCTATTGATGAGTGGGTTTATCAAAATGCAGCCAATAGTGAATGGACTAATCCAGCAAGAGTTGGGGCTGCTTCGTTTTTAGCTGATGAAGCCCGTTGGGAGATCAAAGAGTATTGGGATGTTATTTACTATATCCCCGTAACGGATAGGCCCCTTGAAGATGATGGAATAAGGCCCCTTGGCAAAGAGTTCCAGTATAAGGTAGATAGATTCTTTAAAAGGGAATTGAATTCCCTAAGTGAACAATATAAAATTAAGGTAGTATCCCAAACATTAGAGGAGTGCTTGGAGTTCTTTAGGGAGGAAGTAAGAAATTGGAAGATAGAGCGTTAGTTGAATCCGTAGAGGAAGAAAGTAAGCTTTTTGAGCTTGACCAATTAACTGGAGGAGTTAATAGGTCTGAGTTCTTATATGGAGCTGATTGGAGGAAAAAAGTTTTGAATAAGTCAGACGTACCTAATCAAGATGTTATGTATGTGAATTGCCCTAGGCATGCTCACTTCTTAATGACCCCGATTAAGATCTTTAAGTCTAATTATGGATATGGAATTACGTTCCAATGTCACCATGCAGATGAGCACGGTAGAATGTGTTTGATCATTGCTCAAATTAACGAAGTTTTGAGTGGCAGTAAGGCATTCCTACGCCCAGGAGATATCCTTAAGCATGAACCTTGGGAAAGAGCTTTAGAAAAGGTCCAAAAGCTCAACATGGACGTAGCTATTAAGAACCCAGAAGATACCATCGAAAAGGAAATTGTACTTACGGAGGCTCCACCGAATCCTTACGTTAAGCCAAATACTTTGTCGTTCATCATTTGGGATGTATTTTGGCGGAATATGGTTGCTGAAGGTTTTTGCTCCTATAAGATGCTAGAAGACGAAGTTACCCGTAGGAAGGGTGATGATAAGACAATGAGGAAACTACGTGATTGGACCCTTGGTTCTCAACCAATTACCGATTGGATGACAGCTAAGACTGGTTTCGTATTTAAGTTGTTTGGTGATAGCTGGAAAATTGTTGGAAGAACCGAAGGTGTAAGTCCTCAAATGCCTTGGAGTGATCCCAGCTATAGAAGTAAATTTGGTTTTGAGTAGTACTAAGTTGATGTAACTAATACTCGGTACTATACTCTAAGTATTGGTAGATAGAAGTTGCAAAGTTTTTTCCTCCATTTCCTTTGCACCTGTCTTACTACCATAGATCCTCTGGGCTTGTTTAAGTTCCTTCCTTCAGCTTAGGTTGGCCCAGAGGATCGCCCTATCTCGCAAATGGAATAAGGAGAAAAATGAAGCAATTTGTAGGAGCTAAGCTCCATGGAATTAGAGTAACTCATAAGTCACTCGACTACCATGGTTCAGTAACAATTCCAGAAAGTGTCTGTATGGAGCTTGGAATTGATGAGTATGAGTGGATTTATTGTGTAAATGCATCTAATGGACTTAGGTGGGAAACTTACGTACTTTATGGCCCAGATGGTGAAATGCACCTTAATGGTGGTGGAGCCCGTCTTGGTGAAATTGGAGATAAGTGTATCCTTTTTACAAAGGTTATGTACCATTACTTCCAGGGTGCTTGGGTTGCAGAATTCAATGAGTCTAACGAAGTAACTAAATTCTTTAAGTACACGACAGAGGAAATTGTCAGTGAGTAAGTTTACCTATGGTGCTGAGCTAGAGTGGTCAGATGTTGACCGTAGAACCCCTCTTCCAGAAGAATTAGCCGTTTGGGATAACGAAGACCAATCCATTGTTAACTCAGATGGAATGCCTAATGACCCTAAGATGAAGAAAAACGTCTACGGTGGAGAGATTAATACTAACCCTACTGATTCGATTGACCAGCAAATTGAGAATATCGGTAAGCTGAAAGAGCTACTTAACCCAGTTAGTCTTTATCGAGCTAATTTGCATGTACATATTGGAGTAGAAGGTCTTAAGGAAGATATCGTTTCCTTACAAAAGCTTCTTCAGTACGTAATTGATAATGAGCATTACGTTTACAATGAAATGCTCTTTAGGCCTACTCCTACCCAAGAAGAGTTTCCTGACCCAGTAGATCTTAAGTTGGCTAAAGAGTTCCACCGTCAACAAAACTATTGGGCCAAGCGTCCTCTTACTCCTAATAGAGTCATTGAGACCCAAAAGGCAACTACTCCCCAAGAGTTTTATGAAGGTCAGTTTGCTTGGAACTCTAAGACCAATACTAGAATTTGGCACCTTGGGTCTCCTAGAGCTGGTATCAATCTTCGTTCTATCTTTAAGAACGGTTCTATTGAGTTCCGTGTATTTCCGGGTACAGTTGACCTTGATGAGATTAAATCTTGTTTTGAGTTTGCTCATGACTTTACTTGGGCAGCTTTGAACGATCATAGCATTACTGCAAAGTATATGCATGAGACTAACAACTGGAACTTTCCAAAATGGCAACCATTCCTTCCTGAACTTGAGAAAGTTTGGCAAGCTAATACGGTTAAGATTCACCCAATGACCGGGGAGAGAATGAGTTGAATTTTACGTATGGGGCAGAGCTAGAATGGGCTGATGTAGATGCCCGTCTCTTTATTAACCCAACTATTGGGTCTTGGAGTAAGAAGGAATGGACTATCGTTAATAGTGATGGCAAGGCTAATGACCCTGAGTTAATTAGAAACCATTTTGGTGGAGAGATTAATACAGTACCTACTAACTCCTTAGCAGAACAGCTTTTAAACATTGAAGGTCTAATTGAGTTTCTAAGCCCCAAAGCTCTTTATAGGGGTAATATCCAATATCATATTGGCTATGAAGGTGCTAAAGAGAACATTGACCTAATGAAGAAAATCTTTAAGTATACAGAGGAAAACCAAGACTTTGTATACTTTGATATGCTTCCTAGAGACCCAGCTGAACCTAAGGACTATCCCAACCCAGAAGACCTTAAGCTTGCAAAGAAGTTTGATAGACAAAGGAATCTCTGGAATAAGCGTGGGGTTCCATCTGATAGAGCTGAAAAGATTCTAAAGGCTTCTACAGCTAAAGAGTTCTACGATGAGCATTACTTCTTTAATGAAAAGACTCAAAGGAGACTCTACCACCTTGGTACATTTAGAGCCGGTATTAACGTAAGAGCTCTTTACACCAATGGTACAGTTGAGTTTAGGTGCTTTCCAGGTTCTACTGATATAGATGAGATTAGACACTGTTTTGTCTTTTGTGAAGAGTTCATTAAGGCTGCTATCTATACTCCAGAAAGAACTGCAAAAGATATCTACGAAAGTAGAGAATGGAAGTTTCCTAAGTGGCAAAAGTTTGACCCCGAATTAGAAAAGGGATTCAATGCAACTAAGCACCGCCCGGAGTAAAGTATGACTACTTATGGATTAGAGATTGAAACTGGAGATGTTAATTTACTCCAAGCTGCTAGAGTAGTATTTGAGAAGCAGAGTATTCCTTTTGAAGACTGGAAGGATAGAGGAGTAAGTTTACGGGATAAGGTCCGTAGATATAACATCTGGAACATTTCTTCAGATAAAACTATTAGCAACCATAATGGGACTAGATGTCGTAGAGTAGTAATGCTTCCAGATGGTTCTATTGTTGGTGGAAAGCAAAGCAATAGGCCATATTGGCAGGGTGCAGAATTAGTTTCACCCGTACTAAAGTCAGAAAATATGGATAATGACTTTGTATTGCTTGAAGAGTACCTTACTCTAATGGAAAACTATGGTGCCACCATTGATCCAGACCTTTTCCATGACCTCCATGTTCATGTAGATTTTGGAGAGCAAAGTGAAAAAAATTGGAAGAGACTTCTAGAGTTTACTGCATGGGTAGAAGAAGCCCAATACCCTTTAATCAGTATCCATGAAGCAGCTACATCTGAGCATAGTCCAAAAGTATACAAGTACAGTCAAACATTTGTAGCTGATCTACTTAAGACTAAGGACTATGAGGAATATAGCTATGAATACCGTAGACACCATCCTCTTGCAAATGGAGGTAGACAAAGTTTTGAACTCTACCAATATCGACGTCTAGTCTGCCCAGGTGCTGTTATGGATCCGACTAAGAACTATAATACACTTGAGTGGAGAGTCTGGCCAGGAATCAGAAATGTAAACTTGATTAAACGTATTTCTCAATTTAGTATTAATAGTACACAGGAATTACCCAGTTTAGAGTATGTAAAAGAATGGTCTAAAGAGACCATCGAGTTAATGAGGAAAAGAAAGTGACCTACCAATTGCCCGGACAGCCAGTAAAAGCTACACATAAGTTTGAATCTTTAGAAGAAGAGCTCTTTGGACGCCCAAAGCGTGTACGTCGTGGTAAGATTGATATTAACACCATGACGGATGAAGAGCGTGTTGAGTATTGGAATAATGTTTCCGAAGCTCATATGTTTGGCCTTTACAAGACCCCAACAGTTAAGTTTGTTAGAGAAAAGGCTCAGCAAGTTACTAACCGTTTCTACAACGAGCTTGGTAAGCTTTCTGTCCATGAAGTTGGATGTGCTTACTCAATGACCCTCCGTTGGGTTCACCCAGAGGCTACCTTCCTTGGTACGGACCCAGCTGAGAATATGATTAAGGCTTGCCGTATTATGTACGAAGACCGTCCCAATACTACTTTTGAGGTAGATAGTATTGAGTCAGGCCATGTCAAGTACCGTCATGATTTGGTTACAGCTTTCTGTATGATGGATTCACTCTCCCATGAGTACTCCATGAAGCTTATTCCCATGGCTGCAGATATGTGTGAAAGAGCATTCCTCTTTACTAGTCTTCGCCACGAAAAGAACAATTCCCTTGTTAAGCCCAATTGGAGCATGTACCGTAATTTCAACAGCCATGACCCAGAAGAGATTGTAGAGTTGGCTGATAAGAATGGTTTTGATTGTGAGCTTGATGTTAGAGACAAGCTTTCCAACTTTGCTGCCCTTTGGATTCGTAGGTAGTCTTGAGGACAGTTGGCTTTGAAGTAGAGATGAGTGATATCCCTACCTCAAAAGCTGCTCAGCTTGTTTATGGGGATTTGAAGTATTGGCCAAAGCAACATTTTGGTGAAGGCGGATACTTTAAGCCTAAGGTAAAGTACAGCAGATGGAATCTTATCGGAGATACGACAATAGTCAACTCCGATGGGACCATCTGTGTACAACCTAAACATAGGAGTGAATGGAAGGGTGCAGAGTTAATTTCCCCTATACTGAGTACACCAGTAGAAGAATCTACTTGGGTGCAATTGCAAACTTACTTGGATGGATTTGTAGAGAATGGAGCTACCTTTAGTTCCAAGCTCTACAACTCTTTGCATGTACATGTTGGTATTTTAGATTTAGATTTTGAACAGTTTAAGTGTTTACCTAATCACATTGTTGCTGTACAAGATGACCTAAATACTTTGAGAACAGATTGGACGGGGAGTAAGAAGTACTTCCCAAATCAACTACAAAGATTGCAAAATGCTGAAGACCCCAAGTCATGGTTGAAGGAATACTGTACTCCTGGCAAGATAACATATAGAGACTATGAGTATCCAGTTAGGAAGCTTGTTAATCTTGTTAACTATTTCAACAATAAGGGCACAATAGAGTTCAGGTGCTTTAAGGCTAAACCTAATGCAGAGTATATCAAGTACTGTGTAGAGTTTTGCTTGTGGTTAGTAGATAGCTGGGTAAATGGTACGGACTACACTATTGAGTTCAAAGATAGGGTTAAAGAAATTGATAATTGGAATTGAGTCCTATAAAATAGGGTATAATTCCCCCATACCCCTATAGAGTCATTAAGAGACCCAAAGGAAAAATGGTCTCTACTAAAGGTAATTTGGGTTTATTAGTTATAAATAAGTTAGGAGATAGTAGTGGATTTGTATTTAGGAGCTCCCAAGGCTTTACTTAGGCCTATGGGTTTGGGTTATGCTTTGGCTCATGAGATGGATAGTGAGGTTACTATCCAGAAGTATAAGGCTACAAATAAACTTATCTTAGATAATGGTGCTGATGAATTAGGTGAAGGTCTAGGTGGAGAAAAGCTAGCTTACCTTACTGGTAAGTTAGATCCTTACTTTCTAATCCTTCCGGATGTTTTGCATAAGCCTAAGAAAACTAGACTAAGGAGTTTAGAATTCTTAAGTAAAATGAAAGATGCTGGTTATAAAGGCCAGTTTATGGCTGTCATCCAGGATAAGGATAAGAAAAAAGCAGCCAATTCTATTTTAGAGTGGTCTTGTAGTGCTGGAGTAAATAGACTTGGTATTACGTATGATACTAAGATTGTTACTAATGACCCTAGCCCTGAATCTTGGATGAGAAGACTTGACTTCCTTGAATGGTTTATTAGTGAGTATAAGCAAGAGCTTAATAACGTAGATTTCCATTTGCTTGGAACTTTAGAGGTTAATGAGCTTTACCGTTTGTTCCATTTGGATAGGTATGCTGAAGTAAGGAAGTATGTAGCTAGTCATGATACTACTGCTCCTTATGCTTGCCCTACTAGATTTGTAGTAGATCAAAGTGGAACTATTTCTTTTGGTAGAGAAAAGAATTGGAAATCCCTTAACTTTGGTAAGCAAAGTTTTAGTGGTGGTGAATTAGATACTATTGCTTGGAATACTGCTTGTTATTTAGCTGCCTGTAAGGTTCCTAAGCAAAAGTGGACTTGGTATATGGATAAGGTTATGGCAGATATGATGTATGCTCAGTTTGAGAACTATTGTGTCTAATACCTTACTCATTGTTGATGGCCATAATATTTGCATTAGAGCCTATTTTGGCTTAGTTAGACAACAGCTGAGAACAAAAGATGGTGTAGGAACTTGGGGATTGTATGGGTCTATCAATACTTTAACTTCCCAAGTAAAGAAGTATAACCCTACCCATATTGCTGTTACTATGGATTGGGGCAAAAGTAGTAAGAGAACAGCCCTCTACCCAGAGTACAAAGCTAATAGAACAAGTAATGGGCAAGATGAAAATTACCAAGAGTCCAGAGAACAAGTTAGGCTCTTTAGAGAATTTTGTAAGCTTTCTAATATCCCAGTTATTAGATTTGAAAATGTAGAAGCTGATGATATTATGGCTAAGTTGGTTAAAACTTACCATAGTGATTTTGATAAGATTGTTATCTTAACAGCTGACCATGATATTAGACAGCTCATTGATGAAAAGGTTATAGTAGTAAAACCTTCCCTGGGCCAGTCCAGAGATATTGAGGAACAGACTTTTGACTTACAAAGCATTGTTGATAATTATGGTATTAAACCTAATCGCTTACCTGAAATTTGGGCGTTAACTGGAGATAGAGGGGATAACGTCCCAGGAGTCCCTAGTATTGGCGAAAAGACAGCTATGAAGTTACTAACAGAGTTTGGTAGTCTTAGTAACTTGCTTATGAGTGACCATAAGAAAATTAACGAACATAAAGAAATAGCTAGGTTATCCTATAAGCTGGTGCAGCTGGATGGGTTAGATGATCTTGATATTCCCAGTTTAGATAGGTTAGAATTTAAACCTGTAAGGATTGGTAAAGTAGGGTCTGGGTCCTTTTTAGACTTTATAGAGAAGTATGAATTAAATAGCATTAAGAGTAGATGGTTAGTAGATGAGCTATGGGATGAGGAAAGACCCATTGGAAGGAGACTATCTGATGGATAGCAAGTTAGTAGATACAATTCTTAAGGATACTAAGGATTTTATTTCTAAGGGTAGTAAAGAATTAAAGTTTAATGATATTGCTTTAAGCTTGTATGCTTTACATTCTGAGTTGAATCCAGTCTATAAGAAGTATAGTGTTGGTCCAGTAGATGACTGGAGACAGATTCCTCTTATGCCTATTAGTGAGTTTAAGAATAATGAAGTTAAACTTACTATGAGTGATAGGATGCCCTTTCCTGGAGTAATGTTTGAGTCTTCTGGTACTACCCAGAGAGATAAGTCTAAGCATTTCCTTTATGATACTGAGTTCTATAGAGCTTCTATGTACGAAGGGTTTAAGGATTGGATTGTTCCTAGTACTGATAAGAGTAATTTGCATTCCTATAGGGTTGTACTTTTGTCTAAAACTCTTCCCCATAGCTCGTTGTATTATATGATGAGTTATTTGAGTGAAATTTATGATTACCGTGGTATCAGAGAGCAATGGGAATTGTTAACTGATGTAGAGGTAGTTAATGAGCTTTTGGGTTGGTTAACTGATGAAAAGGAACACCCGGTAATCCTTTTTGGAACTAGCTTAGCTTTCTATGATCTTATGGATACTGTTAAGAAGGGCAACCTTGAGTTTGAAGGATTGACTAAGGGTTCCAAGATGATTGAAACTGGTGGGTGGAAGGGTAGAGATATCCAGATTTCCCCTATAGACTTAACTAAAGAGATCCAAGAGTTCTTTGGGTTAGATGAGTTTAATTGCCTTAGAGAGTATGCAATGTCTGAGATGTCCTCCCAGACTTGGCATAGTGGGTCAGAAGATGAAGTAATGTATAGTTACCCTAGACACCTTGGGGTAAGGATTGTAGACCCTTTGAGCCAAAAAGATGTTGAGCCTGGTGAAAGTGGTATGATTGGGTTTATTGACTTAGCTAATGTTTGGAGCTGTCCCTTTATCCTAACTGAAGATATGGGTCACCTTAAGACTTTTACCGGGGCTGACTGGTCCTTAGTACTTGAAGGAAGAGCAGTTAACGCCCCTGAGAAAGGTTGTAGTTTAACTTATGTCGAAGAAGCAATGGATAGTTAATCCAGGAGCAAACTTAGTAAGTGAGTGTGCTAAAGTTGGAAGGTTCTTAGAGTATGACTATAGGTTATCTATTAAGAATGCTGAAGTCCCATCTAGTTTTGAAGAAAACCTTTTACCTACTGGTAGACGTTTTGTAATTATTGGGGCCAGAAGTGTTCCCATGGCTACTGCTAAGTCTGTATTCCTATGTTTGAGATTAGCTGGAGCTGAAAGTGTAGTTGTTAAGACTGCTACTGAGGATGAAGGACTTTTAGTTAAAAATGTCTTGGATAACTGGACTCCAGATGGTGTTAAAACTAAAATCTTTAGTGTAGGCTCAGATAAGCTAGGGGATTATCCTGAGTGGGTGGAATCTCTAGAGAATGCTACAGATATTGTAGTATTTGGTGGGGAAGATACGGCTAAGTCTTTTGAAGAGTTAGATTCTAAAGATAGGCATGTTTATATCCATGGCCCTAAGTTTAGCTTCAGTATAGTAGACGCCAAGACCCTAACTATGGTTGACTTGATGGATATTTGTTCTGATTTTGCTAACTTTTACGGAGAGGGTTGTTTATCTCCTAAGTTTTGTGTTATCGTTGGAGATATTGGGGCCAATTGGTATCATGAAGCTAGTATAATTATGAGGGCTGAGTATGGGGATAGGATTGAAGGGTTCAGGTCTAAGATGACCTTAGCTAAAAAATCTCAGCTTGTCCAAGAGATGACTAGTTCCAATATTATTGAAAAGTTTGTTAGACTTGAGACTTTGGAAAATGATGAAAAGCTCTTGAGTTCCCTTTATGGGGATATTAGATTTATAAATATAAAAAGTCTTAAAGAGCTTTGGCCTTTTATGGATAAGTGGAAAAATAGAATCAGCTCTGTATCCAGTAGTGATAATGAAGAAGCAATCAATTTACTGCAAAAGTTTGGTGTAGTTAGAGTTTGTAATTTTGGAGAAATGCAGTTTCCAGAATTTGATGAGCAGTTTGATAGTGTAGACGATTTTGATATCTATATGCAATAGGAGGAATAATGAACAAGACAGCATCTAAATGCCGTAAGTGTGACCATTTCCATACTGGAGAATGCCACTATAGGATGGAAGAGTTTAATGGGAAGGACTTTATTAAGAAGTCTTGTAATTGTAGAGAGAATAAAGCATGATAAAAAAACTTAAATGCTTGTTTAAAGGCCATAGTTGGAAATTTGCTGAAGAAGGCATCCTCTGTAGTAGGTGTGGAAAGTTAGATAGATGGTAGATTATTTAGCTAGGACCAATCCCTGTCCCTACGATATTACGATTGAAGGCTCTAGTAAGTCCTATCTCCTTACTAAGGAGTTTGGTCCTATGTTTGATATGGCCTGTGGTATTGCTGTAAATAACTTAGGGCATAGTTACCTTCCTATTATTAAGGCAGCTCGTAAGAGTGTTGGAAGTTACCGTCATATTAATGTGTATGGTGAATTTAATATCTCTGAGCAGCTAGAATATGCTGAGCTTTTAGCTGAAAGATTTTCTACTCTTACTATGGCAAATGGTATCAGTGAAGAAAATAAGGTTTGGTTTTGTACTTCTGGAACTGAGGCTAACGAGTTAGCTATGAAGCTAGCTACCCTTAGTACAGCTAGTAAACTTAAGAGAGGGTTTATTGCCCTTACTGGTGGGTTCCATGGTAGGACGTTGGGGAGTTTAAGTCTTACCCAAAAGGAACTTTACCGTGAACCCTTTAGTTGGATGGTTAAGGCTGGGTTAACTACTTGGATTGAACCTGGTGAAGAAATTCCCAAAGAGTTTAAGACACGTAGTGCTTTCTTTATGGAATTAGTCCAAGGTGAAGCTGGTGTTATTCCGTTAGACCCTGAATGGGCTACTTATGTAAGCAACTGGTGTAGGGAGAATGAGGTTCTCCTAGTTGTTGACGAGGTCCAGACTGGATTTGGTAGAACTGGAACCCATTTTGCTCTAGATCAGTACCAAGGGGTAAAGCCCGATATCATTACTTTGGGTAAGGCCCTTGGTGGTGGCTATCCCCTAGGGGCTGTTATTTCTAGTTCTAATAGGTTCAAATCTATTTCTGAGGAAAATCCCTTTACCCACCTGAGTACTTTTGGTGGTAACCCCATTGCTTGTGCAGCTGGTATTCAGATGTTTAAGGGAACTGAGAAAAAGAAGCTTTTGCAAAATGTTAATGATGGTAATATCTTAGCTCATAATGTCTTTAAGGAATCTGAATCCGGAGCTCACCTTAGAGGTTTGGGATTGATGTTGGGTTTAGTCTTAGATGATGAAACTGATATTGACGAGGTAGTACAAAATATCTGGAAGAATAACGTATTTTGTGGTAGGGTATTGTATGGTAGTAATACTATTCGTCTATACCCGCCTTTGAATACCACTCCTTCGGACATATATAATAAGGTAAGAAGGGTTGAAGAGGCCGTTCTAGTAAGTAGAAAGAGGAAATAATGGCAATTTGTACTATCTCGAAAGAGATTGAGTTTGATGCTGGCCATAGAGTCAGTACTCATGGTTCCAAGTGTAAGAATCCCCATGGGCACCGTTATAAGGTCCGGGTTACTTGTAAGGGGACTATTATTGATAACCCAGAGAGAGTTGATCATGGTATGTTGATTGACTTTGGTAGTCTTAAGACTATTATGAATGAAAAGATTCATGATGTTTTGGACCATGGATTTATTGTCTGGGAAGAAGATTTTGCGATGAGGGAATCTTTGCTTGTAGGTTTTAGAGATTATGGGCTTAATTGGAACGTAATCTTTTTTGAGACTATGCCTACTGCTGAAAATATTGCTGTATGGTGTTGGAATCAGATTAAGGATGATATTGCTAATTCCTTTGGTAAGGATTTGGTAATTGATGAAGTGGCTGTTTGGGAGACGCCTACTTCTGTAGCTTATTATCGAGGAGAGTAATGGCAGACCATTTTAAGTTAGTTGAGCATTATGTTAGTACTCAGGGTGAAGGACCTAATACTGGTAAGCTTACCCAGTTTGTAAGGTTTGCTGGATGTGATATGCGCTGTGGTGGTTGGCCTTGTGATACTCCTTTTGCGAGTGACCCTAAGCAATGGGCTAAGATCTACTATAAGAGAACGGTAGATGAGCTTTACGATAATATCCTTGAGAAGTATGAGGAAACCGGAGCTAAGAATATCTGCTTTACTGGTGGAGAACCGTTTATGCAGAATAATGATCTCTTGGATGAACTCTTTGAGAAGTTAGATCCTAACTTGGAGTGGATTGAGCAAGAGAATGGTAATTTTACTATTGTTAACTTGCCTGATTTGAGATTTGAACTTGAAGCTTTCAGTAATGGTAGTTTTGAGTATTCTGACGTAGCTCTTGATAAGATTTACTTTATGATGGACTGGAAGTTGGATGGTTCCGGTGAAGGTAGTACTTCCTTAGAGAATAGACGTAAAAATGCTACGAGTATTTATGGTGGCATTAAGTTTGTTTGTAAGGATGAAGAAGACTTTAAGCAAGCTATCCAGGTATGGCATAGTCTTAAAGATAAGGTAAGCTCAGATTGTAGATTCTGGGTTGGTAGTGCTTGGGATGTATTTCCGACGAGTAGAGTAGTAGAATTGATTATGGAGCATAAGCTCCCTTGGAGTTTGAATATTCAGGTCCATAACTATATTTTTGGGGCCAACGTTCGAGGTACTTGATAATGTAGTACTATTGTACAGTTACATAAGTATAAGAACAAAGGAGTAGTATGACTTATACTTGTAGAATGTGTAGTAGTGAGTTGCCCAAAAGATCCAAGCCGGGTGGGTACCCAAAGTATTGTGAAGATTGTAAGTGTCTTACACGAGAGTGTGAAAATTGCAAAAAGACGATGTCAATCTGGCGCAAAGACGGGTACCCCACGGCAAGGTTTTGTGGACGAAAATGTTCTGCTATCAGTCAATATAGAGACCCACTTCAAAGAGATAGACGTAGAATGGGTCCGGGAATTACAGCCATGAAACAAGTCCAGAAAACTCAAGAATGGAAAGACAAGATGTCAATCCTATCGAGAGACAGAATGTATAGAAACATAGCTGACGGGACTCATCCATTTCGTAAACTCTATGAGACAAAAATTAGCAAGCTAGAACGTAGTTGCATCCCTGTACTCGAAGAAATGGGTTACTGGCATAGTAGTTTTGAGTATCGAGTCAATCATCCCAACGGGACAGTTAAGAGCCCAGACTTCAAAAAGCATAACGAAAATCTAGTAGTAGAAATATTTGGACGTTATTGGCACCCACAAGAAGATGAGGAGAATATTATCAATTGGTATAGAGAAGCAGGATTTGACTGTATTGTAGTCTGGGAAGAAGAAGTTAGTAACATCAAACAAATTATTTCAGCAAATGAAAGAGGTAGGTAGTATGTATAGTAAGAATTGCCCACATTGTGGTCTTGATTTGACCATTTACGGTGACAAGACTCAAGAAAGTCATATTAAGAACTGTCTCAGCATCAATGCAAACCGTAAGGATTTGCAAAAGCTTAAGGGTGACTTAAATAAGTGGTCAAAGCTGGATGATGCTTGGGAATCATACCCAGGGGATTATTGGAAGGATATCCGTTCCAATAAGAAGTTAAATACTCCATCAGCTAAAGATGCTGTAAGTGAGTTATTGAGTGCTCTAGGAGAAGATGTTACCCGAGAGGGTCTCCTTGAAACTCCACGTAGAGTTGCTGAAATGTATGCTGAGTTAACTTCTGGTTACCAGCTTGACCCCAGGGAGATTGTTGAAAAGGCAATCTTTAAGGAGGGTTCCAGTGAACTTGTAATTGTTAGGGATATTCCTTTCTATAGCCTTTGTGAGCACCACCTTGCTCCATTCTTTGGAACTGCTACTATTGGTTACGTTCCAGTTAATGGACGGGTCGTAGGACTTTCTAAGTTGGCTCGAGTATTGGATGCTTTTGCTAAGCGTCTCCAAGTCCAAGAGCGACTTGGTGCCCAAATTGCTGATACCCTCTATACTAGTGGCCTTAACCCTAATGGTGTTGGCGTATACATTAGTGCAGAGCACCTTTGTATGGCTATGAGAGGTGTACAAAAGCCTGGAACCTCTACGGTTACGAATACCCTCCGGGGATGCATAAAGAATGGTGACCACAAGGAAGAGTGGATGAGGATGGTAGCTGGTAGATGATTATTGACCCTTTTGAGGTCGTCAGTAAGGGATATATCAACAGGGTTAAGTTAGAAAATATTCAGCCCAATAGTATTGACCTTACGTTGGCCCAGGTATATGAAATCGAAGGACCCTTGGTGCTTTTTGCAAATAAGGAGAACCGTAGGAGACTTCCCCAGTATAAGTTGATTAAACCCTTCCCATATGAGGGGGTAGATATGTATCAACTTGAACCTGGCAAAAGATACCAAGCTGAGTTCAATGAGCTTTTGCAATTACCTGAGGATATTTGTGCTCTTACTTTAGTTAGGAGTACGATGGCCAAGAGTGGTTGTACTGGTGAAAATGGACTCTTTGATAGTGGATACCGGGGAGCAACTGGTATGATGGTATCGGTGCAGACTGAAAGCTTTATCGAAATTGGGGCTTGTATTGCCCAGATGATTTTCTTTAAGGCTGAGACGAGTAAAACTTATAATGGATTTTATCAAGGGGCATTGACCCCATTGGAGTGGCAATGAAGTTAGCTCAAGAATATGACACGATGTTCGAAAGAAACATTGCAATTATTGCAAGTAGGAAGCAGGAAGTAAATGTCCACCTTGATGGACAATTGTTCGAAGGTTATATTTGTGGTTTAGATGAGATCTGGTTACAGATTTATGGCCATGAATATGAGTACCGTGATGATCCGGAAATTGCCTGGAGATTTTGTTTGATCAACAGAGATAATATCCTTTCCATTACTTCTAGTGGAAGAGATTTACGGTCCTTGAATAGTAAGGATAGAGAATACGTAGAAAAGAAGATCTATAACTTCTCTAGTGTTGCCAAAGACTATTTGGAATTAAGGAAGACGAATGATGACGGAGCCCGTTAAAAAGAAGTTAATTGTTCCTATTAAGGACTTTGACTCTGATAGTTATGATGAAGTAATTGAAGTCCCTGTAAGTAAGGTTGAGTCTAGTCAGTTAAGTATTGATGAAAACTCTGACCCCAAAGACCTACTTATGTACTTTAGTAAGAGGTTTAAAGAGGTGCATGGATATGACTACGTTATATCCTGGGTAAAGGAAATCGGTATCCTAAAGTCCTTTAAGGAACGTTATGGGCAGGATGCTGGTCCTATGGTTGAACTATTGTTTGATAAGTATGCAGGTTCGATTAATGGGTCTGTAATGACGATTACTGCTTTTAGTAAAGGTAGTAAATGGATTCAAGATAGACTCTATATTGAGTTACAGCAGAGTAAAGTTAAGGAAGAGCCAGCTAGTGTGGAAGGGTTGATGAGTTCGAATGACTTCTTTAGAAAGATTTCCCTGGGTTAAGGATTATAAGGACCTAACCCATAGCTTTTTGGAAGATGATGTAGTTGAGTACTTGGAGAATAAAACTCCCCAGTTCGAAAAGGTAAGTAAGCAAGGTTGCCCTACTTGTGACGACCGTTCTTGTGGAGATTGCAAGGTCCAGCTTCAGCTGTATAAGCATTACTTAAATGCTGGTATTGGGTTTAGTTACCAGAGACTTGACTGGGACGATTTCCATGGGGATAAGCAGGCTTTAGAACTTGCTCAGACCTATTTGACTAAGCATAGGGAAATGGTCAAGGGTGGGTTAGGGTTAATGTTATATGGTTCCTGGGGAACTGGTAAGACCCTTATTACTGCTTTGATTGCTAAGGAATTGGTGAAACTTGGTTATACGGTATATTTTGCTACTTTTACTCAGATGGTGGACGAGTTTACCAGAGGGTGGGGAAGTAATGAAGAAAAAGCTAGATTTGAGTCTAGAGTAGTTAAGAGTGATATCTTCTTCCTTGATGATGTAGGTAAGGAATTTAGAACTAAGAATAATTTGAGTGAAGCTACTTTTGACCATGTGTTGAGGCAAAGGGCTTTAGATAACCGTCCTACGTTTATTACGACGAATATGACGGTCAGTGAGTTAAGTGTTGGTTATGGGAGTGCAATTTTTTCGTTATTGAAAGAAAGAATGATTACCCATAATATGGAAGGTATAGATTATAGGGAATTTGCTCGTGATAGAGCCTTTGAAGAAATTGCCTCCGGAAGAGTAAGGAAGATTTACTAATGTCGAAAGATCTTATGAGTATAGGAGTAGGTGAGTCCAACGGATATTGAGAAGTCCTACGTTCCCCATTTTGTGAAATTAGATTCCCTAAAGT